AGTAGGCGCCGTGCACGTCCGTCGTGGGAAGCGACGACAGCCGGGGGTGGGCGCGGTCGGTGTCCGGGTTGAAGAATGCGGTGCCGGTCATGCCACCGGTGCGGAGGCCGCCGATACGCTCGTGCGCGGACTTGTCGATGCCGGTGGTGCTGAGCGCAGCCGGGCCGCCGGAGACGGAGATGCTGTTGATGTCGCCGGAGATGTCGTATCCGTGCAGGTAGAAGTTGTCCCCGAGGCCCGAGGTCTTTGCCACGTCAGGCCACCTCCGTCCAAAGGTCGTTGACGACGCACGGCAGCCAGATCGTCATGACCCGCCTCGTCGCGCCGTCCTGCTGGATGTAGCCGGCCCGCGCGGACAGCGGCTGCCCGTGCGCCCCGCGGACGTCGACGTTGCGGATGAGGCCGCCGAACGTGAAGTCCCCGATATACGCGCTGCACAGGGCGTCGACGGCCGCCGTGACGGCCGGGTCGATCGCGTCGAGCGGGAAGGAGGTGGCGCTCGTGTAGACCCGCACGTTCAGCACGACGAGCGCCGACGTGGAGTCCAAGCCTGAGGAGCGGACCGGCGTAACGTCGTTGACCCACACCGCTGCGGTGAGCCCGCCGGTGGGCGCCGGGTTGATCGGCTCGTGGCCGTTGACCTGCTCGAAGTGCCCGGACGCGGAGGCGTGGGAGGTGGCCGCGTCCATGATGCCGGTGATGTTGAGGTTCACGGCTCAGCCCCCCATCTCTGGAAGGTGCCGCCGTACGGCCTGCTCGGCGATCGCGGGGCCGCGGGCTTCGACGAGCTGCTTCGCCTCGCGCCAGTGGCTGTACCCGGCGAAGCGGGTGACCGGCGCATTCCGGCTCCCCACCCCGGCCAGCCACGGTCCGTAGACGACGCCACCGTCGTGCACGAGCGCGGTGTCGCTGCTGACGATCGTGGTGCGCACGTTCGACTCGTAGTAGCCGGTGGGGTGCTGGAAGTAGGCGCCCATGCGGGCGAGGGCGACGTCTTCGCCGAATTCGGCGATGTCGTCGCGGGCGTCCTCGGCGGCGCGCTGCGCGGCGCGGGCGGCGCGGCCGTCGAATAGCGGGCCGCTCATGCGCACGTCGATGCTCATACGGCCCTCACCCGCGCCTTTCGCCCGTGGGAGGCGTACACGCGGTCCCGCAGGCTCGCGAGCGCGGTGGCGTCCATGGCACGTTCGCTGCCGCCGCCGTCGCCCGTACGGCGCGCACGGGCGTACCCCGACTGCTCGTTGGTGAGCTGCGCGACGGCCTCGGCGAGGACCAGGTCCCGCACCGGGCCGGGCGGGTCCCACCGCGCCACCGCCGCACCGGAGTCGTGCGCGGCGGCGGCGGTGCCGAGCGCGCCGCGCCGCACGGTGAAGGTGCGCGGCGCGTAGATGTCGGCGCCGGCGGTGTGCGCGGCGAGCACGCTGCCGTCCCACGCCCGTTTCACGGTGAGGATGTTGCCCGCGATGTCGACCACGAGCATGCGCTCGGAGTCGATGAGGAGCACCTCGTCGACCGCGAACGCGGTGCCGTCCGCCACGGCGACGGACACGGCGCTGTTCTGCGCGGTGAGGTCGGCGCCGAGGTTCTGCCCAGTGTCGGCCATGCCGCGCGCGGTGACGAGGAGCCGCTCCGTGCCGAGCCGCAGCACGCTGCCGACGCCGAGCGCGGCGGACGCTGCTGCGTTGACGGTGATGCTCGTGGCGCTGGCCGAGGCGACGGCGGCGGTGAGCGCTCCGGCCGTGGTCTCGTCGTTGCGGTAGCCGAACAGGCCGGTGAGCGTGATGTCCCGCTGGTGGGTGTCGCCGCCGCCGAACGTCGCCGGCCCCGCGAGGTCGATCTCCACACGGTTGTACGGCGGCCCGGAGCGGTTGGGCTCCAGGAAGTAGTCCGCGGCGTTAATCTCCACGCCGCCGGAAGACAGCGACGTCACCGAGATCAGCTCGGAGTCGTCGAGCCACAGGCGCCACGGGCGGGCGTACTGCGGGCCCGGGAAGTCGAAGAAGCGGGTGGCGACCTCCGGGTAGAAGCGGCGGTGGCACAGGGCCTCGACATCGCGCGACGCGGACTCGATGGCCCGGTCGACCTGGCCGGCGTTGCGGGCGGTCGGCTTGGAGTCCAGCGCCCGCTGCACGTCCTCACGGGTGCAGTACCAGGGCTCATGCACGCCGCCCACCCCCGCCCGGCCGAGAGGAGGCGACCGCGCGCGGCACAGCACGACGTGTGGGGGTCACGGTGGCAGTCACGGGCGGGCACCTCCTCTCGGGGCATCGGTCGGGCATGGAGTCAGGCATCGGAGTCAGCAGCCGACCCGGGATCCGTCGGGCCGCCATCCGTCGAAGGGGCAGAAGAGCCGCCCGTCGGGGCCGGCTTCGAGCGGCTCCCCGTCGTTCGGGCACGCTTCGGGCGGCCGGGAGCGCTCTTCTTCGGCGTACTGTCGGGCTTCTCGGGTGATGCTGAGGAGCTGTTCCCAGGGGATGGCTGCTCGCCTCCCTCGTCCTGGCTGGCGGTGGCCGGAGGAACGTCCGGCCAGTCGTCGGCGCTGTCCGTGTCGGACCAGGCGCCGCCGACGACCGCGGCGCCGGCGATGCTCGCCCCGCCGTGGCGGGTGATCTTCGGCATGAGTTCTCCGTCCTCGCGGGACTCGGTGTTGAGGCACTGAGGGCAGCGCGGCAGGCCGACCGCGTACTTCGTGCCGCAGCCGGCCGCCCCGATGCACACCCGCAGTGCCATGTCAGGCCGCCGTGAGGGTGGCGCCGTTGTCGATCGCCACGTAGGTGACGACCCAGAGGATCACGCCGTCCGTGCCCGCCGAGACGGACTCCACCTGACCGACGGCCAGCATCACCGGCGCCCGCAGCGACTCCACCGCACCACCGCGAGTGAGGGAGGCGTTCGCGGCGCCGGTGAACCCCAACAGGTCACCGGCGGGGGTGTCGGTGGTGCCGATGTCGGTCGCGGCGCACAGGTCCACCGTCGTGCCCGTGGTGGGGTTGTGCTGCAGCTTGTACGAGTTGGCAACGCTGATCGCGGTCGTGACCGCGCCGTAGACCGATGTGAGCGCCACCCGGCCGCCGGCGACGGTGAACAGGGGGACGGTCGTCGCGGCGAGGGTGCCGGTGGACTTCTCGACCCGGCTGCCGAAGTTGATCGTGCGGAGCTGGTCGCTGTGGATGATCGTCGTCATGAGTCAGTCCCCCTCAGACCAGAGCCGCGAGGTTCTGCGGGGTGCGCATGGTCCGCAGGTCGTGGAGGATCGCCGTGACGGTGCCCGTCGAGGTGGACGTGCACTTGACGTGCGTGAAGCCGTCCGACAGCGAATCGGCTTCCACAGTGAACACGGCGCAGTCCAGCCCGGCGGTGCCCGCGATGGTGACCGCGGCGTCCGCGGTCTGGGTCTGCTCCGCCCACACCCCGCCGACACCGTCGGACGTGTAGTAGTGGTCCACGACGTCGAGGTCTGCGGCGCCGGTGCCGCCCGCGTTCTGCGCCTCCTGCACGGTGAACGTGTCACCGGCGGCGAGGTAGCAGACGAAGCTGACGGCCTGGCCGTCGGTGAGGGGGACGTACACGCCGTCCGCCACCGCGATGACGTTGAAGAGCCTTCCGAGCCCATCCATTTTGGTGCCTTCCTTACGGGGGTTGATTGCCGTATCGGAACTGGCCCGGGCGGGGGCGTTACTGCCCGCCCGGGCTGGCCCGGGTCAGGCCCTGGTCGCGACCTTCACGAACGGCGACAGGGTGTTGGAGCCCTTCCGCGGGGTGATCGCACTCTTGATCCACGGCTGGCCGTCGACCCGCTCGATCAGGCGGACCGCGGTCTTGTCGTTGCCGAACTTGTAGTGGATCGACGTGTCCATCTGCATCGCCTGACGGTCGCCCACCAGGTAGTAGCCGAAGTCCACGAAGTTGATGTCACCGGCGGTCCCGACGCTCGACACCTTCTCGGTGAAGATCACGGGGCGGCCGAGGATGGTCATCGGCGGGGCGCCGACGCCGTCGTGCGCGCCGGTGCCGATCCAGACGGCCGAGCCGCCGGTGCCGACCGACAGCGCCATCGTGGCCAGCTCGGGGAAGGTGTCGATGTGCGCGACCCACACGGCGCGGCCGATGGAGCTGGGGAGCATCCGGCTGTACGCCTTGACGATGTTCTCCCACACGATCGTCCCGGCGGTCTGGCCCGACTCCTTCGCCACCGCGACGGCGGCCGGGGCGTTGAGGTAGCCCAGCGGCTGCCCGGTGCCGTTGCCGTCGGTGAAGGCGACGTCTTCGAACCAGGCGAGGGCCTCCGGGTACGAGTCGCTCATGAACTGTTCGAGGGAGATGACGGAGTCGGTGAACAGCTCGTTCGGGACCTCGCTGTACAGCGTGAGCTTCTTCGCCATCAGCATGATGCGGCCGAACGTGGGGCTGGACTCTTCGAGGTCGGCACCCTCTTCGGTCCAGAACGCGGTCACGCCGCCGTACACGCTCGACGCGTTCGACGTGGAGTCGAGCATCGGGTACGGGACGGTGAGGGTCTCCATCGGCACCACGCGGGCCCGGGAGCGGACGACGCTGGTCTCCAGCGCGACGCGCAGCAGCTCGGAGCGCAGGTACTCGGGGATGAGGAACCCGCCGTCCGCGGGGATGGACGACCCGAACGCGTTCTGGATCGTCGCGATCTCCGACTGCGCGGCCAGCGCCTCCTGGCCTTTCGCGCCGGCCCACGTGGCGCGCATGTAGTCGGACCAGGTCGCGAACTTCTTGTCGAGCTTCGCGCCGGGCGCCTTCGCGTTGTAGTGCCTGGAGCGGGCGACCGGCGTGCCCTCCGGGGAGAGGTTGAGCCGGTTGATGCCGTCGATCTGCTCGTTCTTGAGGATCTCCGCGAACTGGCGCTGGGTCTCCTCGCGGATCTGCGCCTCGATCGTCGGGTCCGCTGCGGCCTGCGCCTTGGCGTAGCCGGTGATGAACTCCGCGAGGGAGTCCTTCGTCTTCAGGATCTCCGAGCGCCGGGTGTCGTCGCCGAGCATTTCCTCCAGCTCGTCGGCGGTGCGCGGGATGGTGGGAGTTGCCACTGTGCCTCCTCCTAGGCTTCCGTCGCCGCGCTGCACGGCGCTGGTGTGGTCAGGTGTGCGATGGCGGCCGACCAGTCGTCGGCCGGCGCGGGTTCGGTGAGGTGCGCGATGGCCGCGGCCCACTCGTCGACGGGCGGCTCGTCGGCCGCCGGCGGCGGTTCGGGGTCCGGGGCGGCCGGGGGCGCCGTGCCGGTGGGCGCCGCGGGGGTGATGCCGACCGTGGCGCACGCGGCGAGGAACGACGCCATGAAGTCGGCAGCCGGAGCGAAGGGGACGCCCGGCGCCTCCACCGGGGCGGAAGGTTCCGGAGCGGGAGTGGGCTCGGCGGCCGACGGCGAGGGCTCGGGCTGCGTCGCGACCGGCTCGGGCGCCGGGGCCGCGGCACGACCGGCGTACCGATACGCCGCGAGGTACTGCTCCCACACCTGTGCGCCCGTCGCCTGCGGCTCCTCGCCCTCCTCGGTGCCGGCGCCCTTGCGGGGCAGTTCGGCAACCTCGTCGGCGAGCCCCGCGGCCACGGCCTCTTCGGCGCTGTACCAGGTCTCTGCGTTCATGGCTGCGCGCCAGCCCTCGACGTCGCCGCCGGCGCGCTCGGCGTACACGGCGGCGATCTTGTCGGACTGGCGATCCAGGAGATCCGCCAGCTCACGCATGTCCGCCGCGTTGCCCATGCACAGCCCGGACGCCTCGTGGATCATCATCTCCGACGCCGGCATCATCACCACGCGGTCGCCCGCCATCGCGATGACCGACGCGATCGACGCGGCGAGGGAGTCGACGTACACCGTAACCTCGGCGCTGTGCGCCCGCAGGCCGTTCATGATGGCGATGCCGTCGAAGACGGACCCGCCGGGCGAGGAGAGGCGCAGGTTGATGCGGGCCGTCTTCAGCGCCCGCAACTCGCGTACGAACGTCTCGGCTTCGGTGCCGTACCAGCCGATCTCTCCGTAGAGGATGACGTCGGTTTCGTCGTCGCCGAGGTTCTCGAAGCGGTACCACTGCCGGTCGTCTGCCGGCTGCCGGTTCTGGAGCGCCTGGGGGAGGCGGGCGCGCATGTCGGGTCCGCCGCGTGCTGGCTGCCTGTGCGCCTCGCTCCTCGGCATGCGCGCCCTCCTTGATCCCCTCGGGTACCCCACCCGATGTCAACGTTGACTGACAACGTTGTCAGATCACATTGTGCACGACGGTGGACCTGAAACCCCCGCCCGCGGAAAACTCGTTCAATCGTCGTCGCTCGCGCGGCGCTTCCGTACCTTCCCGCGGCACTCGTGCCCGTGCTCCGCACCCACGCAACCCACGTAGCCCTGCCCGCCCGGATAGTCCCTGTAGGCGGCCTCGCGGTTGCGGTAGAGCTTGCCGTCGTTCTTCTTACACGGCTCGCAGGTGTTGTCGTCCACGACCTCGACGGCGACCCACTTCATCGCCGCGTCCGGGTCGGCCAGCGCCTCCGGGCCGGCGTCGGACGGCGGCGCGGGAGCAGGCAGCGCGGGGGCGGCGGGCGCCCGCGTCTCCGGCACGTCGAAGCCGAGCATGGTCAGCAGCTTCTCCGCCAGTTCGGCCGTGCCAGACGAACCCCGGAGCAGTTCGATCAGCAGCTCACGGTCCGCGTCTGCGCCCGGGGCGCCGAAGGCCACCTCGGGCAGCCCGAGGGCACTCATCACCTCGGGCCCGTACGCGCCAGCGTCGATCAGCGCCGCCGCCGCGCGGGCCTTCGTCTCCAGCGTCTTCGCTTCGATCTCCGGGTCGGCGGGCACTGGGTCGCAGTAGTCGAACTCCAGACCCTGCGCCGTGGCGCCGAACAGCGGCAGGAGGTCGGCGTTCAACGCCGCCTTGATCCGTTCGAGGCGGGGGATGGTGATCTGCTCGGCGAACCACGCCTTCGCGGCGAGCGCGCTGGCGCGGTTGATGTCCTCGAAGTCGCCGATCGCTGACTTGCTGATGCCGAACGCTTCCCTGATCACCTTGGAGGAGACGTCGCGCAGCTCGACGAACTGCATGTCCCGCTGCGACAGCTTGCGGTCCTTCCACACGCCGTGTTCGAGGATCGCCACGCGGTGGGCGTTGGCCACGCCGCGGTGCTGCTCGTTCCACCGGTCCCGGAGCTGGTCGAACTCGTCGTCGCCGAGGACGTTGGGGACCTCGATGATCCCCCCGGGCTCAGCCGAGTTCAGGAAGAACGACCGGTTCCACTCCGCCGAGTAGCGCGTAGCGTCGAGGTCGGCGAGCACCGACTGCACCGGCCCCATGCCGCGGTACGGGTCCAGCGGGTTGGGCATGCGGAGTTGGATCACCTGGCCCAGCTCCAGCGGAATCCGCTCCCCGCCCGGCCCCATGTACATGTAGCCGGCGAGGAACTTCTCCGGGTCGGGGATCGGCAGCATGCGGTCTGGGCGTACGGGCCACATCTCCAGCGGCACCGTGGCGCGCGGGTGCCGGACGACCACCCACCAGCCCTCGCCGGTGAGGTCCACGTGCTGCTGGAAGGTCTCGACGAACTCCTGCCGCGGCATGAACGGGTTCGGCTTCTTCCACAGGTCCAGCGCGGCGTGGCTGGTGACCTCCGTACGGTCCTCGGGCAGCCCGCTCTTCGCCTTGCGCCAGAGCTTCCACTCCACCAACGCCGTCGCGTTGGAGGTGCGGTTGACGATCGCGAACAGCGTGCCGACCGACCCCATGGCGCGCATCTGCGCCTCTGCATCCGTGCGGTAGAACTGCGCCCCCCACCGGCCGGCGCCGCGCGCCACGTACGGCACCGGCGACTTCCCTCGCAGTCCGTCGGCGAGCGCACCCACGAGCGACCTCATCGGCGCACCGCCTTCGCGCCGTCCGTCGTCAGGTACTGCACGACGAGGAGCGCCGTGCCGGACGCCGCGAGCCCGGGCGCCGTGCCCCACGCGGTCCACGCCGCCGCGGCGAGCGCACCGAGGCCGCCGAGTTGCAGCAGCCCATCACGCGCCTCTCGCAGCTTCCCCACGAGGCTGCTCATCCCAGCCACCTCACACGCGTCCGGCCGCCAAGGTCGAGCTGCGCCACCATGTACCGCATCGCGTCCATGGCGTGATCGTTGACCTTCAACGGTTCCTCCTTCAGATCGCCGCCGGCGTTGGGCTTCACGGCCCACACGTAGCCGACGATCTCGTCTTCGAGGCAGGTGGGCTTCTTCGCGTCCTCAAGTTCGCTGTCGCGCTCCATGAGCGCACCGCGCATCACGAACAGCCGGGGCCGGCCGTCGCCCGCCGCCTTCAGCCTCGACTGCACCGCCTGGATGCCGTCGCTGACGCCCTTGCGGGCCGCGGTGGTGCCCATGCCCAGGTGACGTTCGAGGGTGGCCCGGTCCTCCGCGTCGTGATCCACGATCACCGCGCGGGGCCGGGGCTCCGTCCATGTGCCGTTCGCGTCGGTGACCGCGGCGAGCATGTCCCGCGCGTGGTCCTCGACGAGCCGCTTCGTGCGGTAGATCTCCCGGTACAGGTACAGGCGGCCGTCCGGGTCCTCCGCCCACCACTGCGCCACGAACGGATTCGTATACCCGAAGTCCACGGTGATCCACCGGGTCCAGCTCTGCGGCACGTCGAACGGGTCGACGAGGTGCACGGCCGGGTCCCAGCCCTCGTAGATGATGCCTTCCGCGGCCACCCACAGGCCGCGCCGCAGCCGCTGGTACCGGACCCCGGTCAGCGCGTCGAGCTTGCCGATGTACGAGGCGCCCACCTCGGTCAGCTCGCCGCCGGCGAAGAGGACGGGGTTGTCCTCGTGCCGCGAGTCGAGCAGAAGGGTGGCGCCGCGGTCGCAGCGTCGCTTCAGCCAGTGGTTCGGCACGTCGGGGTTGGTGTCGGCGATGATCTGCTGAAAGCTGACACGGCCGTTGCGGAGCCGGGTGGTGATCGCCTCCCAGTCCGTCTCGGTGAGTTCGATGGCCTCCTGCACGTACACGATGTCGTACTCGGACGACATGATCCGCGTGGCCTTGTCCATGCCGCCGACGCCGATGACGGATCCGTTGCTGTATCTGTAGCTGGCCGCTTCTTGCGGCGATCCGCCGTAGAACTTGATGAGCCCGGCTTCGAGCGCCTCGGGAATCACGTGTTCGCGCCAGGTGACAAGGGCGGTGGAGCCGAGGGACGCCAACGTCTTGCGGACGATGAGGCCGCGCATCCGCGGGTTGGCCAGCGCGAGGAGGTGGAGACGCTCCAGACAGGCGCGGGACTTCCCGGTGCCGGCCGGCCCGGACAGCAGGACCTCGGGGTCGCGGGCGTGGAACAGGGTGCGGGCCGCGCCGAGGGGCTGGTACCGGTGCACGAGATCGCGGGGCGGGGCCGGGGCGGTCACTTCAGGGCCTCCGGGTCGACGCCGATGATCTCGTAGGTGACGCCGCCAGACAGGTTGATCTTCGTTTCGGCGTCGAGGCCGAGGAGCGCCGCCCGCCGGGCCTGGATCTTCAGCAGGCGGTCGACGGCCTGCAGTACAGGGCCGTCGTCGATGAGCGGCTCCCCGTCGTGGTCGATGACCTTGCCGTGGGAGACGGTGACGTGCCGGCGCTCCAGCACCTCCATCACCGCCTCGTACATGGCGTCGAGGCGGCGCAGTTCAAGGTCTCGGACCGCTTGGGCCGGCTTCTCGGCGATGTCTCGGAGCGCGCGGCGTACGGCCTGCCAGGCATTGCCCTTGTCGGTGCCGAGTTCGTCGGCGATCTGCTGGTAGCTGAGCCCTTCGGCGCGGAGTTCGGCGGCGCGGGCGTCGCGGCGTGCCATCTCGGGGGTGCGGACCCACTGCCCGGTGCTTTGGCTACGGGGGACGTTGTGGGGCTCGCCCTTCTTCGGCATGCGCGCACCTCCCTCTGACAACGTTGTCAGCAGGATAGCCGCCGCACCCCCTAGAACCCCGGGCCGCGGAGAAGACGCCTTACGGCGCCAGGCCCTCGTCTTCGAGGATCTGCGAGCCGAGGAGCGCCCCGTAATCCTCCTCCGTCAGGCCCTTGCAGTCGTCAGGCTTGCCCTTCACGCCCGGCGCCCGGTCCGCGAGGGCCTGCTTGCACTGCTCGACCTGTGCCTCGTAGCTCGGCTCTTCGTCGGAGCAGCCGGCGGCGAGCACGAGCACAGTGGCGGCGGTGGCGAGGATGGCGCGCATGGGTCCCCCCGGGAGGTGTGGGCGTCGCCGGGGAGCGTGCCGCGCGTACGGCCCGGCGGGTAGGGCCGAACGGTCCATGCCCGCCGGCGGCTGCGGGCGCTACGGTCGTGGGATCGGCCCCCTGTCAGTGGGGGGTTGGCGTCGCCGGTCTAGCTCACCGGCACGGGCGGCCGGTACCCGGCGGGTACCGGCCGCTACGCCTGTCAGTGGCCGCAGCCGGGCTTCGTCCACCAGCCGCACGTGGCGCAGTACTCCAGCCCGGCACGCGCAGCGGCGGCGACGAGGCGGATCATCGGTCGGTCACCTCCCCCCGCACGTCGGGGTCGAAGAGCGCGAGGGCGTCGTCGAGGTGCTCCTCGAAGCCGTCGTCGGTCGGCGCCGCGGCGACGGGGGATTCGTGCATGCTGAACGCAACCCCTCCCCCGATCGGCCGCGCCTCGAAGGTAGTTGGTGAGGTAGTTGCGGCCTGACCTGCGGAACTACCCCTGTCAGAAGGGGCTCCAAATCCGAGGGGAGGGGGCGACAGCACCGCCTCCAGATCAGCCCGATACACCCCCACCGACACCCGGCCCCCCACCTTGATGGAGTCGGCCACCCGCACCCCGAGCCGCTCCACCGCGGCGCGCAACTCGCTCACCCCCCACACAGCGAGGCGCTGCCGCGCATGGAGCGCGGCGAGGACGTCGGCGAGGAGCACGCCGTTGCGGCGGCCGATCGCGTCATCGAGGAGCGCGAGCAACTCGCCGTCGCCGATGCGCTGCCGCTCAAGGTCCCGGCCCGTACGCCACGCCGCGACGATCCACGCCGCGGCGGCCGGCCACAGCAGACCCGGCGCCCGCTCGATGAGGGTGAACGTGAACCCGACGCCGACCAGCGTCCCCGCCACGCGGGCGGCAGCCGTACGCCACTCCCCGGCCGGTATCAGCCACGTCCAGCCGCGGCGGACCAAGGCGGCGGAGCCGTCGGCGAATCGGTGCAGGTGGCGGGCGCGCATCACATGACCCCGGTGATCCAGTCGCCGCCGCCGTTCGCGACCGGCGCGAGGATGTCCGCTGCCCAGCCGGCGACGCCGTCGGCGAGTCCGAGGCTGATGCCGCAGAGGACGCCGAGGCCCATGTCTTTCTTCGGCAGCTTGCGGGAGAACTTCCAGGCCGCGGCCATGCCGACGGTGAGCAGGAGAACCATGGCGTGCCCGCCGTCGGACAGAGAGAGGCTGTACCCGCGGGTGACCTCCGGCGTGTTGCCGTCGACCGCGTACTCCAGCCCGGCGTCACCGACAGCGTTCGACCCCCACAGGGCGACGCCGGCCGCTTCGCCGAGGAGCCCGCCGGTGGACAGGATGAGGAGGATGCCGTACATGCCGGAAGCGAGGAACGGCAGGAGGACGGGGAACCCGGGGCGTTCACGGTTCCACCACTGGACGCCACGCCAGACGAGGATCGCGAGGCCGACGGTCACGCCGCCGAGGGTGAGGTCCACGCGGTCAGCCCGCCTTCCCGGTGATGCGGCGCAGCGTCCGCTCCACAGTCGTCGCGCGCACGTCCGGCCCGTGCACTCGCCGGACATAGGCGAGGACAGCGTCCGGCTCGGCGACCCCGGAGGACACGGCTGTCCGGACGGTGTCCGCGATGCTCAGGCCACCCGCGGGCAGGGGGCGGACATCGGCGTCCGGACGGCCGTCGAGGATTGTCCGGACGGTGTCCGGATCGGTGTCCACGCCGATCCGCGCGAGGTGCACGGTGATCGCCTCGGGCGTGGCTTCGGGGAGGGTCGCGGCGGCGGCGAGCACGGCGGCCCGTACGGTGCCGGTGGCGCGCTCCCCGGGCTCCGGTGCGTCATGGCGCCCCCGGTCGGCCTGCAGCGGGTCGAGCAGTTCCAGCCGTACGCCGACGGCGCGGCGCAGGGTGCGCCAGGACTCGCCGGGGTACATGAGCCAACCGACCGCAGGGATGTGCGGGAGGCGCTCGGCGATGAGACCGCGGGCAACGCGCTGCTCGTCGCGGACGTCACGGCGGTGCAGTTCGAACAGGGCCTCGACGGCGCAGGGGATCGAGGAGAGGCCGATCGCGGCCGTCGCGCCGCCGAGGTACTGGCCGTGGCCGTAGTTGATGACCGCCGAGACGCCGACGAACGCGAGCAGCCCGAGGCGCGCGAGGCCGGCGGGGGTACCGCGTTCGACGGCGCGGCGGGCGTACTGGGCGCAGAGGAGGCCGGCCGCATCGAACATCAGCGACAGGCAGTAGGCGAGCGCCGGGTGCATGCCCCAGCGGATGAGTTGTCCGCTGATGGACCAGGCGGCGGCGCCGAGCATCATCGCGAGGACGATGAACCAGGCGGTGCGGGTGGCGCCGCCGAGGCGGCGGCCTTGTCCGGGCAGGGTGTCCGGAGGATGTCCGGCGTGTCCGGTCATTGTCCTTCCCGTGGTCAGGGTTGGTCGGTGGGTTGAGGGGTGTGGCGTGCGGCGGCCTCGCGGGCGTCGCGGGCGATCTGCTCCATGGGGGTGAGGTCGACGGTCCAGGGGCCGGTTTTGAGGTCAGCGATCTGGCGGGTGAGGCGGTCGGCGAGGTCCTGTTCGTCGTCGGCGCGGCTCATCGGCGCCTCCGTGCCGTCCACGCGGCGGCGGCGAGGGCGCCGGCGAAGAGAGCGGGCGCGGCATGGCCGGTGAGGACCGCAAGCGCGGCGAGGGCGGTGAAGCCCCAGCGGGCGAGCGGGGTGTCGAGCACCGGCTTGCGGCGGCTCATGGGTTCCTCGTTCCGTGTGGGTGGCCGGGCCCGCGGGGGTGTACGGGCCCGGCCGGCTTCATGGGCGCAGTCGCCGGCGGTGGCTGTTGAGGGCGCGGTGGTCGGTGGCCTCGGCGTAGTCGTCGGCGCAGCGCTGGGGGGTGGCGGGTTCGGCGAGGATGCGGTTGGTGCGCAGCGGTGTGGGGGTGCCGCTCCCTGGGGGGTGCTGGTTACGCTCCATGCCGGGCCTGCTCTCGGGTGATCGGCGGGTGGGCTGCCCCCGGCCTGGAGTGGCGACTCGGCGGGCCGGGGGCGTTGTGATCGCGAGACCAGGAGTTCGGCCCGCGTCACTTCAACCCTAGGGTTGAGCCTGCATGGTTCGCAACCCTAGGGTTGAGATGGCCGGTCGCGCTCTCACACAGGAGGGAGCACCGGGTGACGAACGAGCCCGGGGAGGTAAGGCGACTCATGGAGGTCATCGAGGCGTTCGACGCCATCGAGGACGACGCGGCGTGCGCGTCTGAGGTGACGAAGGCTCTGGACGACTGGCCGGACTTTCACGCTCGGCTGCGTGAGATCCGGCAGCGTCGTGTCAATGCGCTGAAGGCGCAGGGCAAGACGTGGGAGGAGGTCGGGCAGCTCATCGGGGGCGTCAGTGGTTCGCGGGCGCAGCAGATCGGTGCGGGGATGCGGGGGGCGAAGCGGCCGAAGAAGAGCGAGCAGTCGGGCATGGCTGCGCCCCCGCCGGATTCAGCGGGGGCGTGACGCTGGGTGGGTTACCGCCCGGCCGTGCACCTGGCAGACACACGGCCGCCAAGGTAGCCGCCGATGATCTGCGTAGCGACGAGCGCGGCGCACCCCGCGGCAAGGCGTGGCCAGGTCAACTCGTCGCCGCCCGGCACGACGATCGCTGCCATCGCGGCGAGGCCGAGCACTCCGGGGATCAGCATCCCGAACACGATCAGCTTCGTGTACGTCATGGTGCCCATCCTGTCGTTGACGGGCGGGCCCGCTCCGGGGGGAGGATCCGGAGCGGGCCCGCGGGGAAGGGGCCACCGCCGGGGAGGGGCGGCGGCCCGGTGGTCTACTCGGTGTCGTCGTTGCGGCAGTCCCAGCGGCGGTCGGCGAGGCCGACCTCGCGGGGCGTCGGCTCGTAGTGGACCCAGCACGGGTCGACGAGGTCCGGGCCGCCCTCGGTGATCACGCACCCGCAGGGCTTCTCCACGATGCGCAGGGTCGGGGTGTCGGGCTGTTCGAAGGTGGCGAGTACGGCGGTCATGTGGTGTCTCCTTCAGGCGCCGGGCGCCTCCGTGTGGCCTGCCTCGTCAGGGCGGGTTGGCCGGGTCCCGCCGACGCCCCGAAGGGCGTTTCGGCTGCCTGCTTGAGTCAGAGGGGGATCGTCCACACCCCCGGCTCGATCTGCGTCGGCTCGCCCGCGGGGACGGCCAGGCCCCACCGCGGCAGCACATCGGCGATGACGTCCGCGGGTGTCGCGTCGCGCAGCGGGGTCATGGTGGCGCGGCTGCGGATGATGTTGCCGTACTGGTCGAGTACGTCGATGTCGTAGTAGCCGTATCCGGCGCGGACTCTCGCGGTGTACATGAGGATCGATTCCGTTCGTCGGGTGGCAGTCGATGCGGGGGTGTCAGGCGGCGAGCAGCAAGCGCGCGGCGAGTTGGTGGTAGCAGCGCCTGGCCTTGAGCCCGGCGGGGCAGGTGCAGGCGGTGGGGGCGGTGCGGTAGGTCTCGCTGCCGTCGGAGCTGACGGCGATGAAGACGACGGAGCGCAGGTGCACGATGGCGGCGTCGGCGATGAGTTCGCGGGCGTTGGTGATCTGGTGGGGCTGGTAGTCGGTGAGGTCGGCGGCGGCGCGGCGGATGCGTCGGGCGCAGCGGGGGCCATAGCCGGCGGCGATGGAGGCGGGGGTGCGGAGCGTACGGCCGCAGCGGAGGCAGTGTGCCTGCTGGGTGTTGGCCGTGTGCTCCATGTCCGCCCCTCCCCTCGCCTTCTTGGTATGCCTACACAGTAGGCCAATCGACTTCACTATGTCAACAGAGTTGGCGTAGCGAGTAGGCACACGGCAGTGGCATACTGAGTTCATGGACGATGACCAGCGGCTAGCCGAGATCGCCCGGCTCAGGAAGCGCATGGCGGACGACCGCGCCCGCACGCTGAAGCTGATCCACGACGTGTTCCCCGAGAACCGCGGCGAGCCCAAGGTGCGCGGCCGGCTCACCGCGGTGGTCGACGCCTCCGGGTTCACGCGCGAGTACGTCGCCCGCATCCGCGACGGCAAGGGACCGAAGGACGCCTGATGGTGGGACACAGCGCGCTCAGCGAGCGCCCATGCAGCCACGAGCGGTACCGCATGACGTGTGCCGACTTCGACGCGTTGTGGCAGCACGCCGAGGGCCGGTGCGAGATATGCCGCATCGGACCTGAGGACACGCCTGACGGGAAGCTGTTCATCGACCATGCTCGGCAGTACGGCTTCTTCGCAGTCCGCGGGCTGTTGTGCTCGAAGTGCAACTCCCTGATGCGCTACGTCGACCGCAACGAGAAGCAGGACCATCGCGCGACCGCGTACCTGGCGAACGCCTGGTTCGTTCGCGTGCTGCACCAACGCCATGCCCAGAACATCGCAGCCGCACGTACCGCACGTCGGCCGGGGGCGAAGCAGCCCGCCCGGCCGGAGGTCCCGGAGGACAGCGCATGACCGAGCAACCCACCGACGAGCAGGTGAGCATCGACCGCACGGAGTTGGACACGCTCCTCGCCGTGGCCACCCTGTACCTGGAGTCGTTCACCGACGACGACCCCATGAGCCTGACCGAGAAGCTGGGGCACCAGGACGTTGAGGCTGTCGTCGCCAAGTACGGCCGCCGCTACTGAGGAGCCGATCGTGACGTATCGTCCGTTCCCCGACCGCGAGCGCGCCCTGCGGCAGCTCGCCCGCCACCACCACGCCCCGCAGGTTGTGGTGCAACTGCCGCCGATGCCGCGGCTCCCCAGTCCCGAGCAGGCGACGCGCGCGGTGGAGGCGGCGGGTGCAGCGTTGCAGCCGTTCTTCGATGCCGCTGACCGGGCGTTCGGCGCGTACGCGGAGCGCGTACAGCGCATGGGTCCGGTTGTGCCGCGCGCCCGGGTCGTGGCGTACGAGCCGGAGGGGTGGGCGCCGTGAGAGTCGACATCACGATCAGCCCGCACAGGCGCAACATCCTGGACCGCATCCTGCGCATGAACTACTGGTGGCACGCGAGCACGAGCACCGGGGGCAGCCGGGACGGCTTCGCACCCACAATCGAGAAGGCCAAGGAGCGCGCCGAGCGGGCCGCCCGCGAACTGGCTACGAGTCTGCCGCAGTCGTGGTTTGACGAGAGGTACACCGTCGAGGTCACTGACGAGCCCGAGGATCCGCCCGCACGGTAGTGCCGGTCCGGGCCGTGGATGGGGCGCGTCGTGGTCGGCACGCCCCCTTCGGCGTGTTCACGGCGGGCAGATGCAGGGGTAGACCCGGCCGCAGCCCGGACATGGCGGCACGGGCACGATCAGCCCTCCCCCAGCGTGGCCGTGAGGGGCGCCCACCAGCGGTCGAAGTCGGCCGGGTGGATTGGGTGTTCGGCGACGTGGCCGACGACCTCGCGGGTGAGTTCGTCGCGGACCGTGCTGAAACAGGCGAGGACTTCGGCGAGGGCTGCGCGGGCCTGGTCGCGTTGTTCGATGGCCTGTTCGCGGGTGGGCTCGACGTACGGCCGCCACCACGCCGGGGGCTCGGCGAGGAGGGGCACCGTACGGGTCTCGATCGCGACGTCGGTCCCCCGCTCGTTCGCGACCTTGTCGCCCTGGTCGTTGGTGACGACGACCTCGCAGCGGATGTGCCGCGCGCCGTCGGTCTCGACGATGGTCAGGTCGGCGTCCTCACGCACGAGGTTGGGGTCGATGTGGTTGGTGCGCAGCCAGTCGCAGAGCTGTTGGCGGCGTTCGCCGTGGAGGTTGATGGCCATGGTCAGTTCTCCTTCGGGGTGTTGGTGTGCGGGGTGGCGCCGGCGTGGTGGTCGGTCCACCGCAGCCACCCGCCCGTGCCGTCGGGGTTGGGCGCGGCGTGGAGGTCGGCAGGTCCGCTCTTGGGGTCGGGGTGTCCTGCGTCGCGGGTGCACTGCACGGGCTCGTCGCCGGGGACGTGGGGGCCGGTGATGGTGGCGTTGCAGGTGGGCGTGTCGGGCATGGGTTCGGTCTCCTTCGGGTTGAGGATCTTGTCGAGTGCGTTGGCGATGTGGCGGGCGCCGGTGATGCCGCGGAGGTCGGCGGCGAGATCGCGGACGGACCCGAGGCGCTGCTCCGCCGCTTCCCGCTTCTGCACCTCGTCGGCGAGGTCCGTGCGGAGTTGGCGCTCGGTGTCGGCGTGGAGTGTGCGGACGCGGCGTAGTTCGGCCTGGGCGGCGCGGGCGTCGCGGCGGGTGTTGACCAACTCGCCGCGGGTGAGTTCGGCCTGCGCTTCGGCCTCGGCCGCTCGGCTGCGGAGCCGCGCGGTGTGCTGCTCGATGACCGGGAGCACGGCGTCGGCGAGTGTGTCGGCTTCACCGCGGCACAGGGCGCACGTCATGTCGTAGCTGTGGCCGCTCCCGTGGACGTGCATGAGCGAGGGCCCGCGCTGTTCGGCCGGGTTGTCGAGGAGTTTCGTCGGCGTGGTGCGCAGCGCCTCCGCGATCTGGTCGCGCAGCGCGCCGCCCACCGCCGCCCCCGCGGCCTGGTCTGTCCACGCCTGGTAGGCGCCCGAACCCCGGTCCCCCGCGCTGTGGCCGCCGGGGTGGCCGGCGGGGCGGTCGCATGCCCACTGCGCGTGGTAGTTGACGAGGCGGGCGCGGCAGGTGTCTGGGCCGGGGCTCTGTGTGCCCGCGTGAGCGCCTATCTCCCCCTCCGGACGCTGCCCGACACCCGCGAGGGGGTGTTCGGCGCTCACGCGGGCGTCTGGCGCTGCTCTCGGGGCATCAGGGCCGGAAGCGTCTGCGGCAGTCTGCGGTGACCGCCGGTGTTCCGCCGTCGCGTCTGCGTCTCCGAGGGCTGCCGCAGCCACCGCGCGGAGCGGCGCCGCCGGGTCGGGCGCGGGCAGCACGCCGAGGCGCTTGACGTTGAGCGTGACCTTGGACCAGTCGACCGCGGCGGCCGGCTGCTTGCTGGGGGCGTTCGTACGCTCCAGCAGTGCCGTTGCGGCCATCGGCTGGGGGCATTCGAGGCGTCGGCAGGTGACGTATCCGCCGGCGCCGAGGAACAGGGACTCGCGGCGGCAGGTGGGGCAGCGGCCCTGCACGGTGGGGTGGGCGGTCGGGCGGGGGTTGTTCATGTGCGTGTCCTTCGTCGGTTTCGGATCGTGGGGAGGCCGGCGCGTTCCCAGGCGGTGACAGCGTCGGCGGGCGTAGAGCCGGAGCCACGGGATTTCGGCCGGCCGGCGCCACCATGGGCGGTGGCGTGGTGGCCACGCACCCAGCGGGAGAGGGCGGCGGGTCACAGCGGCTCCCCGTTCGCGAGGCGCAGCAGCACCGCGGCGTGGCAGTGGTCGGGCTCGCCCGGTTCGGGCAGCGGGCACCAGCACGCCAGGTCCCAGCCGGCCAGTTCGCCGCGGATCACCTCGGGAACCCACACGTCGTCGTTGTAGGCGACGTGGTCCCGGAACAGCTCTACGGCGTGCGCCCGGTCTCGGACTTCGGCGACAACCTCGGTCCAGGCGGGCCACGGCGACCACGCCGGGTGCTCGGTGGTGCCGAGCGCGCGGTGATCGTGGGTGGGGTACGGGGAGTCGTGGAACGCGGTTCGGCTGGCGTACCGGCCGCCGACGCGGAACGGGTTCCCCCACCGGCTGCCGCGGCCGACGTACTTCGCGCCGGGCGGCATTCCGGGCTGGCCCCGGCGGCGGGTGCGCTGTACACGGCGGGGCATCAGGTCTCCTCGGGTGCTCGGGCGCGGAGGATCACGGCGCCCCACTGGCGCGGGCCGGGCTCGACGGTCCAGCCGGCACGGCGCAGCGCCCGCTCGGTGGCGACGGCGTCGAGTCCGGTGACGAACGTGATCAGCCACGCCGCGTCGTGCTGCGGGTCGGGGGTGATGTGGGCGGCGATGGCGGGGTGCAGGTGTCGTACGGCGCGGCGGTCGCGGATGGCGGTGTCGGCGAGCTGCTGCAGCACGGCGGCGGGGGGGTGGTGTCGGGCATCAGAACCTCCACCAACGCAGCTCGGCGTCGTCGGGCGGTCTCACGCCGGGGTAGTCGGCGTAGTCGGCGTAGAGCGCGGCGTGCCAGCGGGCGACGGCGTCGGCGACGTGCTCCCGCTGCTCGGTGGTCATGTTCTTGGTGAGCCATCGCCAGTCGCCGTGGAGCCAGACGGAGCCCCACGCGGCGTCGGCGGTGTCGCGTTCGGCGTACAGGCCGTCGAGTTGGTCGCTGGTGAGTTCGTTGATGCTGATGCGCTCGGTCACGGCCGCCCGCCTCCGATCGCGCGGGCCACCACGAGGGCGTGAGGGTCGGCGCCGATCTGCTCGGCGTCCTCCGCCGCGGACTCCAGCCACGCGGCGAGCGTCAGCGCTATGCCCGGGTGCATCGCCGCAATGAACTCCAGGTCCCGGCCGGCCCGCGGCCCACGGGCGTGCGTGCCGTTGGACCAGGTGTTGACCATGACGACCGTGCACCGCTCCCGCTCGCCGGTGGACGGGTCGACACCGTCAAGCCACTGACCGCGCTCCCCCTCCGGCAGCGCCGCGGTGACGGTCGACTTGTAGCGGGTGTTCAGCGGGCGGTGCCACGGTCCGGGCGTCGCAGCCTCGGCGAGGGCCCGCAGACGCTGCGCCGCGGCGCGCAGTTCGGCCGCCGCGGTCACCGCACACCGCCCTGCGGGATCAGCACATCCACGCCGCAGCCCGGATACGTGCAGACGCCGCCGGCCGGCAGGTCCTCGGCAGTGACCGCCACGCAGTCGGCGGGCTTCGCAGTCGGCGGGATGTGGGCCAGGCAGCGCAGCATCTGCGCCGTAGGGGAGCGGTAGGCCACGATCCGGTCTGCCCGGACGGGCGGGGTGATCTTGTTCATGTCATGTCTCCGATCATGCCAGTAACCACTGGCACAGTTGTCAAGGGCGGCCGTTGCCGCGGCTTCAAGCCGCGTCTTCGCTGGTCGCAGCGTCGGGCACGGGGGTGAGGCGGCGTCGGGGGTCGTGTTCGCCGTCGTTCCAGCCGGCGAGGGCGCGCTCCAACTCGGCGTAGTGGGTGGCGGCTTCGATGGGGCTGGTCGTGCGGTGGGGTGTGTCGGGTATGGGTCCGCCGAAGGTGCCGGTGGGTAGTTCTTCGGCGAGGAACCGTTCGTACGGCGTGCTCATCCGTCCTCCAGCGGGAGTTCGGCTTGCAGGGCTTCGGTGGCCATGCAGCGGCGGCAGACCTCGGGCCAGTGGATCGACAGCGACCCGAGGGCGATGGCGCGCTGGTGCTTGACGTGCGCGGCGAGGGTGCCGTGGGCGGCCATGTCGTCGATCGCTTCGGGGGTCATCAGCGGCTCGTCGAGCGGGTCGTGGCAGCCGCAAGGGCAGCCGCTTTCGCCGGGGAGTCCGAGGGCGACGAGGTGCGCCCAGCAGGCGTGGTGCTTGTGTTGGCGGCAGGCAGGGCAGATCGTCGTGTTGTGGCCGAAGGGGACGACGACCTTGCCGGGGCGGAGTTCGGAGCCCTGGGGCCGGTAGCCGCGGGTGCGGCCTGATCCGCGGGTCATGGCGTGGTCTCTTCCGGCTTGGTGGGCGGGGTGGTTGCGCTGCGGAGTGCTGCGCGTGCGGCTGCGGCGTGTCTTCGTACGGCGTCGGGGTCGGCGGGGCGGTGGGGTGTGCGCCAGTCGTCTTCGGGCGCGGGGGGTGCGGCGGCGGTGGGGCGCCAGCCGTGGGAGCGAAGCGCGGTGACGTACTCCTGCGCGAGCACCTCGGGGTCCGGGCGGTCGCCGGGCGGGGCTTCGTCGCGCCGGCGGATGCGGGCCGTCAGGGAGGCGATGGCGTCGCGCTCGGCGGGGTCGGGCGTCATGCGGTGTCTCCTTCGCGGGCGTGGTCGGCTGCGGCGATGGCGTCGAGTTCGGCGAGGCGGTCGCGGTACGAGGGCGGGGTGGGTGTGGCGCCGCCGGGGACGGCGACGAGGAACGCGCCTTGCCCGTTGGCGTGTTCGGGGCGTTCGCGGGAGAGCCAGACGACCCAGAGGGGTCCGAAGTCGGCGGCGACGTCGCCGCGCGCCCGGTGGTGGGCGATGAACTTCGCGGTGGCGCGGGTGGTGGCTTCGGGGCCGAGGCGGGTGATGTCGGCGGCGGCCTTCGCGCGGTCGGCTGGGGTGGGGGTCCAGTCCTCGGGGATCAGAGAGAGAGGTTCGCGGGCCCGCGCGTCACTTGGGTGACGTTCTCTCTCTACTGGACCACCGGTAAAGGACGGGTCGGGTCGGGTCGGGAACGCGCGCGCGCGATGACCCTGGGAGTCCCCCGGGGACACTTCGTTGTGACCTGCATGGTTGTCAGAAACAGGGGTGTGAATCGTCTTCGATTCGCGCTCGATTCGGTCGCGATTCGCCGACGAATCGTCGCCGTTTCGCGGACGATTCGCGGGCGGATTCGGCTCCGGGTCCTGCCGGTGACGCTGCTTCCGCTTCTTCTCCGCGGCCCGCTCACGGCCGGCGACGACGTCCGCGCGCGACGGGTTGTAGGCGAGGTAGTCGTGCATCTGGAAGTCCCCGGCGCCGGGCTGCGGGCAGCGCGAGCAGGTGTGCCCGTGGGGGTGCCAGAGGCCGACGCGCACGAGCTTCTTGATCTGCGGCGCGGTTCCGTACATGGCGGCGATGGGCCCGGGGACGGTGCCGTCGGTGAGGTGTTGGGCGCTGTAGGCGCCGCACCGGAGCCACAGGCCGACGGCGGCGTTGGTCGCCGCGAGGATCTTGGGGTGGCTGTGGGCGGTGTCGTCCACCTTGAACCACGTCATCGTGCCGCGCTCCGGGTTGTCGAGGGTTGGTGCTGGCGGATGGCGGGGCCGCCGCGACGGGCGGCCCCGCGGCGGCAGCTACTTGGGCATGGGGAACTTCTCCGGCGAAGCGCCGCCGGGCTTGTAGCGCAGGATCCGCAGCTCGGTGCCGTCGCGGTAGGCGTTCCACGCCTTGATCACGAAGGCCAGGAGCATGTCCTCGGGGACACGGCCGGCGTTGTCGTTCAGCTCCGCGGCGCGCTTCCGCAGCGTCCACACGGGGTGGTACTGCTCCAGGTCGGCGCCGGAGCCGAGGCGGTCGAAGAACCACGCCGCGTCCTCGGCGTCGATCTTGGCGAATACCCAGTGGGTGAGGGCGATGACGGACGCGGGGAGTCGGCCGGTCTTGCGGACCGTGGCGGCGACCTTCGCCGAGTCGCGGGTCTCCGGGTGCTGCTCAAGGAAGGTCAGGCACTCGGTGTTCGTCGGGGTGTAGGCGCCGGTGTTGCGGTGCTGGCCCTGGGTCCACATCAGGGCGCGGCGCAGGAGGGAGCCGAGGATGACGGCGTTGTGTTCGCCTCGGAGGTGGAGGGCGTCGGACAGCGTGCGCTTCCGCCCGTCGTCCATGGTCTCCTGGGTGGAGTTGGGCAGGCCGGTGACGACCAGCATGCGGAGGCTGACGCCGGACAGGGCGAGGGCCTGCAGCCGGTGCTGGCCGTCGAGGAGGGTGCCGTCGGCGGCGAACTTGATGGACTCGCCGTTCTCAGCCCAGTTGCCTGCTTCCATGTCGCGGGCGTAGGCGAGGACCGCCTTTTCCCGCAGGTTGCGGTTGTGGGTGTTCTGGGTGAGCCACTTCTCGGCGAGTTCCGGGGTGACGTTCATGACCTTGTACTTGGGGCCCTTGGCGGCCGGGCCGGGTACGGTGGTGGTGCTCACTTAGTTCTCCTTCTCGATGGAGTTGGCGGCGCCGGCGAGGGCGTCGCTGACGGTGTGGAGGCTCGTCGCCCACCAGCGGCGGGCCTCTTCGCTTGCCTCGGTGTCGTGGAGCCGCATGGCGGTCACGAGGTGGGCGAGTTGGTCCAGGGCGCCGAGGAGTTCGGGCACCTGGTGGTGGGTGGTCTCCCGGTTCCGTGAGAACCGGTCGTCTTCGGTGAGGCGGGCGAGTCGTTCGGCGGCGCGGGTGAGGTCGCGGCCGGCGTCTGTGAACGCCTCGGGGAGGGGGCGCCGCTTGGGTTTCAGCGGCTCGGGGGTTGGGGGCTCGTCGACAAGCTCCGCGTCGACCACCTCGGGGTAGGCGTCGGGCTCGATCCAGTCGTCCCCGGCGAGCAGGTCCGGCGCGCGGGACGGTGTGGCGGGGCGCGTAGCTGGGTACTTCCGGCCGTCCGTCGTGGTGATCCGGTCGGGCATCGTTCCATTTGGAACGCTGCCGCCGCACGACAGTTCGCGATGAACGGTGCCTACGCCGACGCCGGTCGCAGTGCTGATGGCGCGGACGCTCATGCCCGCCGATCGGAGCGACTGGATCGTCTCGGCCCGTTCCTCCTTCGGGAGCGACAGCCGGGCCGCGCGGAACTCGGAGTCGACGTACGCGTCCCATCTGTCGTAGCCGAGGGCGGCCCAGGCACGGGAGTTGTACGCCTCTTGGATCAGCAGCCACGTGCCCTCGACGGCGACCTTGATGCGGTCGGTGAGCGCGCGGGCCTGCTCGGCGGTCGGAAGTTCGATCTCGGTCACCGTGGGGCTTCCTCTCTCTGCTTGGGCCAGCCCGGTCCCGGCTGCGGCTCCGACCCGCCGGCCAACGCCCACGGCGCATGGGCAGGGCAGCGCAAGCCGATGACGAACCGCCGCACACCGTCCCCGGCGCGGCAGAAGCGGCGTTCCGGGCCGATCCAGTGGCGGCACTCGGGCCGCGAGGACTCGTTCACGCCGCAGCCCCCGAGTCCTGCGCGGCCGCGCGTGCCTTCTCAGCTTCGTCCTTGCGGCGGTACAGCGCCGAGCGGTCACGCACCCCGAGACCGCCCCGGATGCCGCTGCGGTCCCCGCTCTTCTTCGCCCGCTCGAACTGCTCGGCGGTCGCGAGGCACGCCAGCCGCAGGGGGCATGCCTGGCACCAGGTGATGGCTTTCTTCCCGTCGGGGTGTCCGGGCCCGTCGTGCTCCCACCATGTGGGGTCGGCCTCGGGGTGGAGGCACAGTGCGCGGGCCCACCAATCGGAGTCCGCGGGCGACCCGGGGGCGGTCGAGGCGGGTTTCACGAGGGGCACCTCCTCAGGGCCGGTGCTGGTAGATGAGGGACAACGACACGCCGTACTCGCGGGCGAGATCGCGGGCCTTTTCGCAGTCCGCGAGGCGCTGCCGGATCTCGTCGCGCTGCGCGGGGGTGAGCTTCGGTGGCCGGCCGCCGCCGTATCGGCGGGGCTGCACGTTGTCCTGGCGGCGGGCCCAGTCCCGCTGACCGTCCGTCGCGGCGTTCACCGGGCGCTCACCGCCTCGACCGCTCGTGCGTGGAGGGTGCGGAGCCCGGCGGCGATCTGCTGCCACACCACGCTGTTCCCGAGCGCCTTCAGGCGGGCGTTGCGCAGCCCCGCCGCACTCATGCCGGGCGGGCCCGGCACGGCGGTGACCCAGCCGGCGGGCAGGCCCATCATCCACTCGACGAAGACGGGGCTCAGGCGTCCCAGAGCATCGGTTGGCCGGGGCGCGGGCCGTCCGAGGACGGCCTCCCACCGGCGGACGGCGGGTTCGTACACGCCCCACGCAACGTCGGGTTGCCACGCATGTACGTGGATGTCGACCGTTCGCTGTCCGCCGCTGTGGGCGTCGGCAGGAGTCGGGTGGCGTCCGTCAGCGTCATGCCGTACCCGCTGCCGTAGGGCGTCCCGTCCGGACGGAAGTTCGCCGTGTCGTTCGCGTCCGCCCTCGTCGGCGTCGGCAGCAGGTGTTCGACCTCGTCCGCCAGCGTCGGGCCGTGCCCTCCCGCCTTCCGCTTGTCTGGGTGCTGACTGCCTCCGTTCACGGCCAACTGCGCCGTCGGCGTCTTCAGCAGTTGCACGACGGAGGGAAGCCCGTCGTTGTACCCGGTCCCCTTGCTGTCCCTCGCCCGGGGCGTCGGCAGGTTCGCGATCCGGGCCCGAAGCGTGTCGTTCCGGTAGCCCTCTGGCGCTCCCGGGCCTCTGCCCTCGCTCGTCGTCGGCGTCGGCAGCAGCGCGGGGCCAGGCGAGGATGACGACCCGGCGTCGGCGGTGGGGGGCGCAGACGTCGGATGCGGCGAGCATCGTCCATTCCGCATCGAACCCGAGGCCGGCCAGGTCGCCGAGTACGGCTCCGGCAGCTCGAAGAATCCCTCCTGCGGCGGGACCTTCATCCACAGTTGCCGGTCCGGGTCCCATCTCACGACAAGCCGGGGTGGAGAGGAGCCCTTCGACATTTTCGATCACCACGAGTCGGGGTCGGAGGATGCTGATGGCGCGGGCCATGTGTGCCCACAGCCCGGAGCGGGTGCCGGGCGCGAGCCCGGCGCGGGGCCCGGAGGCGGAGACGTCGGTGCAGGGGAAGCCGCCGGTGAGGATGTCGGGCCGGCCGTACTCGGCGAGTACCTGGTGCCAGTCGATGGCGGTGAGGTCGCCGAGGTTCGGCACGCCGGGCCAGTGGTGGGCGAGGACGTGCGCGGCGTACTGCCACCGGTCGGGACGGCCGTGCTTGTCGGGCGGCTCGAACTGGCAGTGCCACACGACCTCGCCGCCGTAGACGTCCTTGACGGCCAGGTCGAGAGGGCCGATGCCGGTGAACAGGGAGGCGATACGCGGTCCGTTGGTCATCGCTGCACCGCCACGGTTGCGGCCGGCCACTGCACGCCGTCCAGCGCGCGCCGCTGCTGCGCCGGCACCTCCAGCAGCGGGAACCCGAGCCAGTCCGCGCCAATCGCCGCGAGCGTCGCCGCGTCCGCGGCGTCGTACCGGCCCGCGCCTTCGCACGAGATGCCGAGCTGCTCCACAACGAAGGTGTGGACCATGCCCTTCGCGACCCGCGCCCGCTTCTCCTTCGGCTGGTCCTTCGCGGGGACCGCGGAGCCGGTCGCGTAGATGGTGCGGCAGTGCGGCGGCACGACCGCGTACGGGATCCCGCGGCGCCACAGACCGTGGGTGAGGATCCACCACAGGCCGGCGGTCTCGTGCTGGCCGGGCAGCATCTTCGACCCGTACGAGGGGCCTTCGATGACGACGAGGTCTGCCCTCTTGGTGCGGTCGAGGACTTCCGAACGGAGCCATTCGAGGCGGGCGTGGCCGCGGTCGGGGTGTTTCCAGCGGAGGGCGTCGGCGGTGTCGGGGGTGGCTATGCCGAGGCTGGTGAGGCTGCTGTCGATGCCGATGACGAGGGGCCGGGGGCCCGGCGCAGGGGTGTCCTGCGCCGGGGCCGGCGTGGCGGCGGGGGCGGTCACACGGCACCTCCGAACAGGGCGTCCTGACGGTCGACCGCAGAGAGCCAACCGAGGAGCTTGGGCAGATTGCGATCAGGGCCGAACGCCAGGTACGTGCCGTCCACGGAGCGGCACCCCATCCACGCGGCCGTACGCAGCCGCTGAAGGCTGTTCACCCGGCCCATGTGGACTGCCTTGCCGCGCGCCTGCGCCTCCGTGGTGAGGCGGCGAGCGGCGGGGCTCGTCTTCCATTCCGGGCTGCCGGGGCCGGCGATCGGGCCGCCGCCGAGGAACAGCACGTCCAAGGCGTCCCATGGCACGCCGAGGGTGTCGCAGCCGTTCTGTGCGGCGAACGCCGCCGGCACGCCAAGGCCGCGTATGCGCGCCAGCCACGGCGGGGACTTCGCGAGCGTCCCCGCGGCGTCGAACGGCACGTCCGGCGCGACGGCGAAGAGGAACCGGCCGGCGCCGTAGCGGTCCACCGTGGCGGCCAGCCACGCGAACCATGCGTCGTCGCCCGGGTAGCCGTCCCCGAAGCAGCCGTTGTCCGCGCCGACCATGGCGCCGTCTGGGACCCGGTTGCCCTGCGCCGGCGTCGTCATGCAGCCGAGCCGTCCGGCTTCCATCGCGGCCCTCACGTCAGGCCCCGACGGCGTGGCGAGATACAGCACGGCGCACCTGCCGGGTGACGAGGACGGCGGCGACCGGGAGGGCCGTGGCCCACGCGAGCTTCCCCGCGAGCTGCCCGCCGACCGCGGACGTGGTGATGGGGAAGCCGGCCAGCCGCAGGAACGCGAGGGTGTCCACGACGGCGCCGACTGTGTTGGAGGCGAGCACGGCGCGCGCCCAGCCGCGTTCTCTCAGCGGCGTGTACGCGGCCATGTCCGCGGCCTCGGCGAGCATGAACGCCGTGGCGGACGCGACCGCGAGAGCCGGGCTGGTGGCCCACGTGAGCAGGGCGCCGGCCAGGATCCCGACGAGCACCCAGGCGCGCCCGAGCGCGTCCTGAACGAGGTCCCGCATCAGGAGGGCGGCACCGGCGGCGAAGGTACCGGCGGTGGTGATGAGGCCGAAGCCGACGGGCACGAGGCCGTGTCGGGCTGTGAGCCAGTTCGCGGCGGCGATGGCGGTGATGTAGCCGAGGACGGATGCGGCGGCGCCGTAGCGCTGGCGGGCGGTCACCGGTCCTCCCCGAAGGGGTCGGGCGGGAGGCCGATGGCCTTGTACATCCGGTCGAGGCCGCCGTCGACGACCTGCGCGGCGGCCTGTTCGACGAGCACGTCGTTCAGCTCGGCGCGCGTGAGGGCGAACCGGGCGTCCTCGCGGGCCCGCTCACGCCGGCGTCGTACGGCGCGGAGGACCGCGCGCACCACGGCGAGGATGAGCGCGCCCGGGAAGGCGATGCACCAGACGATGGCGCCGGTGGTGAGGAAGAGGATGCCGACAGCGATGAACAGGTCCTCGTTCACGGCGTGCCTCCCGGGCTCGGAGGGGGTGCGCTGCTGCCGCGGGCCGCGGAGGGATCGTCCGCGGCAGCAGCGGGCACAGGGGTGGCGGGCCCGGAGATGCGGGCGATCTCCGCTGCGTGGTCGCCTAGCCGCCCGACGAGAGCGGAGGCGTGACCGACGCAGGCGCGGCACCACTCCAGCCCTGCGGGCGGCTGCTCGGGCATGGGGTCGATGACGACGGGCGGCGAGTTGGTGACTCCCCATCCGGTGGTGCCGCACAGCCCTTGCCGCCCGGGGAACTTGCCGTCTTCGCGCATGATGTGCAGGCGGCGCACCTGCCCGGCCCGGCGGCCGGTGGCTGCGTGGTAGCCGCGGTAGAAGGCGCGCAGGTGGTTACGCATCTGCGATCGCCTCCGCGTCACGGCGGCGGTCGATGGCGGCGAACTCCAACGCCAGGTCGAAGCCCTCCGCCTGTAGCGCGTCGGTGAGGCTGTCGGCCATCTCCCCCGCGGTCGCCCCGGCGTTGGCGGGGGTGTGCGCGGCGACGATGAACCCCGCGAGCAGTTCCCGCAGGGAGACGATGTCGCCTGCGAGCCTGCCGCAGGCGTTGACGGCTTCGGTGGCGTCCTTCTCTGCCTCGATGCGCCGCTCCACAGCTGCGCGTTCGGCGGCGCGGGCCTCGGCGAGGAGACGACGGCTACGCATCGGCGCCCACCGCCTCAAAGGGGATCAGTGGCCAGTCCGTACGGACGCCGGCGGCGAGGTGCTCCTTGCCCGGAGTACGGGCGAAGTACTCGGCCAGCCCTTCGGCCTGCTCGCGCGCCCAATCCGCTTGCTTCTCGTGGAGGTGCGCCAGGCTGCACTCGGCCAGCGCCGGCTCCCGCTGCCCGATGCGCCAGGCGACCCGGCAGGCGGCGATGGCGTCGGCGTCGGCCGCGTGGGCGTCGTCGAGCCGTACGCGGTAGTGGGCGCACAGGTCGGTCAGCGTGCGTCCGCCGCGCCGGTAGCGGTCGATCTTCTTATCGAGAACGCGGGGGTCGATGACCCAGAGCTGCTCGCCGACGAAGTCGACCAGCGGGGAGACGCCGTGTCGGCGGGCCTCGCGGTCGAGAATCGTCAAATCGAACGCGGCGTTCATGATGACCAGCGGGCGGCCGGCGGTCACGCTCTCAGCGAGGGCCGTGACGACCTCCTCGACGACCACGGCAGCCGGGCGGCCCTCGACGCGGGCCCGATCGGTCGTGACGCCGTGGACGGCCGTGGACTCCGCGGGGATCTCGACGCCCGGATCGGCGAGCCACGTCAGGGACTCGGTGCCCTTCCCGCCGCCGCACTCGACGACGCAGGCGGTGACGATCCGGTCGGTCTCCACGTCGGTGCCGGTGGTCTCCAGGTCGAAACCGCAGAGGCGGGAGGTGTGCCAGAACATCAGGCGGCACCCCCCGCGGCGCGCTCCTTGCCGATACGGACGATCAGCTCGCCGACCTTCTCCTCTTCGCCGACCTCGTTCGTGACCAGCACCCCGAGCTGCTGCGTCTGCTTCAGCTCGTAGTGGATCTGCCGCAGCCGCCCGGCGCTGGTGTCCGGGTGAACGATCTCGTCGAGGTACTGCACCGCCGGGCGGACCGGAGCCTCGCCGCGCTCGAAGTGCGTCGCGTCGGCGTCGCGGTCCTCAGTGGGCACCAGCCCCGCGGACAGCAGCAGCGTCCGCAGCGCGATGGACTGCGCCTTCGGCGTCGACCGGCCGCCGGAGTCCGACGCCTCCCCCGCGGCCTGCGTCTCGAAGAAGTCACCGGCCGGCCCGTAGATCCGGAACGTGACGAGGACCGTGCACTCGCGCATCGACCCGCCGGACTTCGTCGTGATGTCGCGGTACTGCGGTTCGACCTTGAACGGGGCGACGACGACGCCGTGTTTGCGGCACGCGGGCCCGAAGGCGTTGAGCGCCAGGTCGACGCCGCGGAACGCGAAGCGGCCGGCCCGGCCGCCGTCGAACTGCTGGTTCTTCCCGATGGCGCGGACTTCGCCCATCACCCGGGACCAGGCGACGACGGCGGGGACGCCCTCGGCGTCGGCGGTGAGGTCGCCGAGGTCGGGCTCGGCGTAGTTCCGCGGCGCGTCGTCCGGCGCCTGGTCGTCGGCGGCCGGCGGGCGGCCGGCGAGGGTGGCCGCGTTCTCTCGCAACCCCATGGTCAGGACTCCTTGCTGTGCTTGAAGGCGCGGCCGATGGCGAGTCGCTCGCCCGGCGTGCAGGTGACGGTGGCTTCGTAGGCGTCGGGCCAGCGCTCGGCGAGGAGCGCCAGGTCGACTGCAGGGCGGCCGGCGGTGGGCTCCAGGGAGAACGCGACGTCCTCGCCGACGGCGGCGGCGCGGGCCGGGCCGAGGAGCCGGAGCATCTCGGCGCGGGCGTCCTTCTTGGCGCGTTTGGCGTCCGACTCCGCGAGCCGCGCGGTCTCGTAGGCGTCGACCGCCGCGATCACGTCGCGCTGGTCGGCTTCGGCGATGCCGTCGCGGGTCGGGTGCAGCTTGCGGTACAGCCGCTCGGCGGCGTCCGCGGTGCCGTGGTCGGTGGGCGGTACGCCCGCGAGGACGTGGTCGTCCCAGAACCGTTCGGCGGCGGCGACGATGTCGGCGGTCAGTTCCTCGTACGCGGCGGCCCGTACGACGCCTTGCCGGTAGTCGTTGCCACCGATGAGGACGGCGTAGTGCATGTGCCCGTAGCCGGTGACGGCGAGCTGCCAGAGGATCTGTGCGAGGACGTCGTCGGGGCCGCCGGCGTGCCACTGCGCGGACTTGAAGGCGGAGCGGGTCTTGACCTCCAAGGCGCAGATTTCGCGGTGGGTCTCAGGCAGCGGGCACTCGATGACGTGCCGGTCGAGGGTGCAGCGCATCCACTCGGCGCCGTCGCGGGCGGTGAGCCCGATGGGTTCGATGACCGACCGGTTGCGGCGGGCCCACTCGCGGGCCACGGGCTCTTCGAGGACGTTGCCCCAGTGGGCTGCGTCTCCGGCGTCGTCGACGTCGTCGCCCCGTTTGTCGTGCCAGACCTTGAGCGGACTGGAGAGGTCGGCGACGCCGAGGATGGCGGGGATGTCGGAGGACCCGATGCCTGCGCGGCGGGCGGTGAGCCACTCGTCGCGGTCGGCGGTGTGGTCGAGGATGAGGCGGCCGGTGGGGGTCACTCGGCGGCCGGGGGGTGCGGCGGTGGTCGTCATCGGTGGTCACCTCGGGCGTTGGTGTAGTAGCGGCGCGGGGTGCCGTCGCCGTGCCGGATCAGGTGGCCGTCGGCCTCCAGCCGGGCGAGGTGCCGGCGGATCGTGGCGCGGTAGGTGTGCTTGCGCAGGAAGCGCCGGTACACGGGCTTGGCGCGGCCGACGGTCCATTCGCCGCCCTCGCGGCGGATCACGGACAGCAGGTGCGCCATCACGTCGGGGTGCCGGGTGCGGGGCCCGGCGGCCGAGGCCCCGGCCTGCACGGTGGTCGTCATGGCGTGGCCACCTCCCCGACATAGCGGGCTTCGACGGCAGTCCCGTCGTCGTGCGCCACCGTGCGGGCCTCGAAAGCGCCGGCGGGCAGGTAGGCGGGAAGCCGGTCGCCGGTGGCGATGCGGCGGGCCATGGTGTGGGCGATGGTGCGGGAGCGGTGGACGCTGACGTGGTGCCATTGGCCGGGTGTGCGGCGGCAGTGGCGTGCGACGTCGGCGTGCAGGGTGAAGGACTTGTTCGGGCTGCGTGGTGTCCTGCCGGGCATCACTTCACCCCCGGGGTCACGGTGTGGAGGGGGGTGGTGTCGTCGGAGAGGAGCGCGGCCATGGGGATGGACACGGTGGTCTCGGAGTCGTCGACGGGCCGGACCTCGGTGTACGTCGCGTGGGGCTCAGGGCCGGGGTCGGCCCACGTCGGGGCGGGCGTACGGGGTGCGGTCCGCGGCGCGCGGTGTCGTCCGGCGGCGGGCGGGGTGCGACCGAGCCACCAGCCGATGGCGACGGACGCGAGGGCGAGGGTGCCGAGGGTGAACGCGAGGGTGGCGACGACGATGGTCACGACCCACCCCCGACGGCGAGGCGCTCCAGGCCGTAGCCGCGCACCTTGTCGTACCGGCGGATGCCCCACACGATCGCGTGGCAGGCCCACAGGAACGACCAGTTCCAGTCGCGGAAGTCCAGCTCCCAGGTGTCCTCGAAGCCGTAGCCCGCGTACTCGAAGTCGTTCAGGGCCTCGCGTGCCGTGTCCTCGTAGTGGAGGTCGAAGCGGCTGAGGATCTCGTCGCGGACGGCGCGGCTGACGCCGCGGGGAGCGGTGCCGTTGCGGATGTCGTCGGCGACGTACTCCTTGACGACCTGCTTGAAGGTGTCCTCGGAGTACTCCTTGGCGCTGTCGCGTCCGCCTTCGGTCTTCTCTGCCCAGTAGTCCGGGTTGATGCCCCACCGGCGGCCGGAGCGGAAGAACTCGAACATGTCCCGCAGCCGGGTGAACATGTAGCCGTCGATGTCGCCTCGGACGACGAGGCTGCCGGGCCACGTGACGATGTCGAACCAGTAGAAGCCGTGCTTGGGGTCCGTGAACCGCAGGTGCCGGTACAGGCCGTCGTCGTGCAGCACGGTCATCCGGTGGGTGCCGGTGTCGCGGGTGAACCGCTCGGCGCTCTCGGTGTAGTCGCTCATCGGGTTCCCCCGGGGGTCTGGTGGTCGTGGGGTTGGCAGGCGTGGCCGTGCTCCGGGCACGGCTCCGGCGCTGGCGGGGCGGCGAGGATGGCGCGGCAGGTCGCCAGATCCCGGACCGCGCGCCGACGACGGCGGGCATCAACCGCCCGGCCTGAGGCGACGAGGAGCGCGGCGCCGACGACCGGCGCGAAGAACCACACCGTGATCACGGCAGCGGCGGTCACGGGCGATCACCTCCCGCGGCGACGGCCCACGGCCACATCGCATTGACGAGCTGAGCGACCTCGTGTGCGCGCTTCACGTCCGTGCACGGCCACGATTCGCCGTCCCACACGCACTCACCGCCGCCCGGCCAGTGCACGGCAGCGACGTCGTTCTGCAGCAGCGCGACGGCGAGCACCATGGAGTGGCCCACGGGCACGCTGCCACCGGTGTCTACGAGGTGCTGGCCCACATGCCGGGCGGTGTACGCCGCCGTCTGGATCTCGCGGCATTCGGTGCGGTCAGCGGCCATCGCCGGCACCGCCGATCTCAGGCGCATACCTGCGGATCAACGAGGTGGTGACCCCGTACTCCAGCGCCAGTGTCCGCGCACTTTCCCCCTCGCCGCGCCGCCGCCGGATATCGTCGATCTGCTGCGGGGAGAGCTTGCGCCGATGCAGGCTGCGCTCCCGCGGCTGCATGCGGTCCTGCCAATCCATCCACTCGCGTCCTGAAGTGGCCATCTAGGCCACCCCCTTGGCCCGGTTGCGCAGGTGATCGATCTGGCCATCGCGCTGCCGCAACTCCCAGCCGAGGTCGGCGACTATGCGGGACAGGCGCACGTTGCGGTTGACCAGGAAGTGCAGATCCGTCTCGTCGGACCAGCCGGCCTCATGCGCCTGCCGCAGGATGGTGTTCATCCGGCCGTCCTCGGGGTCCTCAAGGAGGGGCAGGTGGGTCTCCGCCGGGCTGCCGGGTACGGTGCCGATCGGCGCCCAGCCGGCCACGGCCTCGTCGCTCTCGTAGCGGGAGGCGTTCCATTCGTCCGTGACCAGCCATCGAGGCGGCTCGCCGGGCCACAGCACCGCGGTAGTGCGGCGGTCGGGTGATCGCCGAACCTCACCGGGCAGTACCTTTCGCGCGCTCATGCCGCACCCCCATCGCGGGGCGGGCACGCCACGCACACGAACCCCTGCGGGCAGCACACCGAATCGGCGTCCAAGTCGAAGTACTGGTGGCGCTGCTCCTCCAGCCGGCCGAGCCGCAGACGCGCCTCACGCGCCCGCGCCTCCACCACCGGGGTCGGCACGTCGAGTGCGGCGATCGTGCGCCGCGGCCCGTTCACGACAGCCCCTTAGCGATGTCCGCGGGCGTCGGCACCGCGGCGGGGCGCCGGACGACGGTCCAGCCGCGGCCCCACTCGTACGTGTCCATCCCCCGCGGCTCGCGGGGCTCCGTGCTGCCCTGGGCCCACCAGCCGAACGCGACCCAGGCGTTGGTGCCGGGGTGGCGGTCGACGGCGACGCACGTGAAGCGGGTGGTGACGTTGTCGGGGTATCCGCGGTCGAGGCGGTAGTCGGTGCCGGGCTGGAAGAAGTCCTCCGGCAGGCGCGGCGCGTCGGCGGCGTGCTCGTGCTCGACGGGCGTGGGCTTCGGCGTACGACGACGCGGCATCACCGGGCGTCACCACCGATCTCGTCCGCGCGACGGCGGAGGGCGGTGACCACCTCGGCCTGCGTGCGACCAGGCGCCCGCTCCCACGGCACCACCAGTTCCTCACCGAAGTGCGTCACCATGGCGTCCCAGCCATCGACGCTCAGCATGTGGATCAGCGACCGCGTCTCGGGGTGCCAGCCATTGCGCTCGATGGCCTCGGCGATAGAACGCAGTTCATCAGCGACGGTGCGCTCGTTCATCAGCCCTCACCGCCGAACAGCACGTCGGTGTGGCGGACCGGCACCCGCGCGAGGTCCTTACGGGCCTCGTGCCACACGCCGAGCATCTCCTCGAAGTCCTGCCGGTCCTCGGTCGAGGCCAGCGGGCGCAGCCGCTTCAACTCGCGCTCCGCGTCGTCCTGCTTGCACAGGGCCTCGAACGTGGCGGGGGACATGTGGGCGGCGGCGAACACCTTCACTGCCATGGGCGTGGTCATGAGGCACCGCCCGTCTGCGCGGCCCGCGCCTCAGCGGCCATGGAGCGGAGTTCGAACGCCGCGTCCCCCAGGCCGATGGCGGACGCCGAGTCCGCCTCGGTGTGCTGTCGACGCAGGGACAGCAGCTTGTCCGCCGCCTCGTCCAGCACGGCGGCGCGGGAGGGGCGGGCCTCCAGTTCCACAGCTAGGGCCTTCGCGGTGTCGTCGGCGATGCGGTCGCGCTGCTGGATCAGCTCGGCGTTCTCCGCCTTCAGGCGGTCGATCTCGGCGAGGAGCGCGGGCACGTCCTCACGGGCGTGAGCGATGAAGGCGGCGTCGGCGAGGATCTGTTGCCGATCGTCTTCCTCGTCCCACTCGGCGTGAGCCGGGTCGTTGTCCAGCGGCTCGTCGTCGAACGAAACGATCTGTCGTCGGGCGCGGTAGCCGCACCCGGTGTCCTCCAGATCGGCGGCGATGTCCAAGTAGCCGCCACCTTCGTACAGGTCCCACGGCCCCTTCGTCGCCGCCCCCTCGCGCGCCCGGATCTCCTCCAGCCGTTCGGGCGTCGGCCGCTCCGGCTCGGGCTGGCGGCGGGCGTTCGCCGCTCCCTCGGCCCAGTTGCCCAGCAGCCCACGCGCGGTCGGCGCCCGCTCCGGCTCGGGCTGGCGGGCGGACGCACCGGCCACCCCACCCAGCGCGGCGGCCCGCGCCTCGGCCGCGATCTCCTCCGCCCGCTCCGGCGTCAGAATCGCGCCGATCTCATCCAACCGCTGACACGCCAACGTCACCGGCTGCGTCAGCCCGTCCGGGTGCTCCGTCAGATACGGCTCCACCTGCGCACGCGCCCACCGCGCCCGCGGCGACATCCCCCCCGACATCACGACGTCACCGACCGAGCTGCCTCAGCGGCACTCCGGGCAGCCTGCTGCACCGCGGACCGCGCGTCGGACAACGCCTGCCCCAACGGCGCCACGCTCGGCGCGGCCACCTCCCGCGGCGCCGACGTGTCCAACTCGATGCCGTAGCCGGTCAAGACCACCGACACCCCGCAGAACGAGCCCGGCGCGTCGAGCCACTGCGAGCCCGCGTAGTCCTTCAACTCCACCGCGCCGGTGGGGATCTTCAGGGCGGTACGCCACTGCTCGAAGTCCGACGACGTGCGCGCCTGCAAGTGCACCGTCACCGGCACGTAGTTGTGCACCGTCACGTACGGAGCGGGCAGGGCCGGGAACGCCTCGACCATCGCCGACAGCGCGGCAGCAGCGTCGACAAGATCGGCCATCGGAGGTTCCGCGGGGTTGTGCGCTGTACTCTGAGAACTCATCGGTGAGCCTCGCTTTCTTCTGTCACAGCGGTTGAGTGGGGTGGAGCCGTAGGGGCCGCCCCCCGGACGCACATCCGGGACGGCCCCGCTTTGCTGCTCAGCCAGAACGCCGACCAGGCAGCGGAGTCAGACGCGACGGCGCCGCGCCGTCAGCCATGCGAACCGCAGGCGTACGCTCCGGCTCGACGTGCAAGATCGTGAGGATCTGGTCGAGGTCGTCGTCGGTGAAGAACACCGTCCGGCCGACCTTCGTACGGGGCAGACGGCGGATGTTTTTCTGCAGCCACTTCACGGAAGTCCGCAGCTCAACCGCAGCCTCCGCGTAGTCGTACAGCCGCCGCCGCGGTGCGCTCTCCCGCAGCTCGCCGACCTCGGACAGCAGCGCCGTCACGGCCTGCGCCAGCGCGGCGACTTGGGCATGCAGTCCACTGTCGTCGCCCGCCGCGCTCACGGACGGACCTCCTCGGGGGTGTCCGGCGTCTCGGCCGGCTGGTCGAACTCGGCGCTGTCCATGCCGAGGAGTTCGCAGAGGACCCGGCGGAGCGCGGGCCTCGGGACGTGCACGCCGCGTTCGATCTTTGAGAGGTGAGCGTGGGACACGCGGGCCCCGGCGGCGCGGCACCGTTCTGCCAGCTTGGGCTGGCTGAGCCCGAGCGCCACTCGTCTCTGCCGAACCGGCGGTGGGACCGGTGGCGGGGTGGGCTCGTCTGTTGCCATACACAGACGCTAACGCAGATCAACGCAGAAGACAACAGATCTGCGGTAGAGAATCGCAAGATGACGCAGATCAGCCCTGGAAACCTCGCGACCTGCGGGGATCTGCGTTAATCTGCGTTTGACGGAGAGGAACAGACCATGCCTGCGCCGCCGCCCCACCGGCTCGACACACACATGGACGCCCGCCGCCTCGACCTCCGCATGACCTGGCGCGAGGTCGCAGACGCAGCCGGCATCTCCCCCGAGACCATCCGCGCCGTACGCCGCGGCGACAACGTGCCCGGCGACATCACCCGCCGCGGCCTCGAAGACGCCCTCCGCTGGGAACGCGGCAGCATCGACCGCATCCTCGCCGGCGGCGAGCCCGAGCCGGTACGCGAGCCGGCCCCCGGCCGCGGCGGACCTGCACTCCCCGCCGATGACCCGCGCCGCCGGATCCTTGACGCCGCACTGGAACAGTTGACCCCGGAGCAGCAGGAGGCGTTTCTGCGCCAAGAGCTGGAGGAGCGGCAGCGGGGCAGGCGCAAGGCGCCGCGCGCCGACGACGTGCGCCGTCGCGCCTAGAGGTAGTTGTTAAGCGCAATTAAGCACATGCAGCAGGGTGGCCAAATCCCTCCCGCGGGTGCATATTTGCTCACCTACCTCAGACACACGGGGTAATCGCACACGCACACACCGCACCATGCGTCATGGGAGAGCACGCCGTGTACGACCTTCTTGTCGCGGCGATCCTGGGAGCCATCGCCGTACTCCTCGCCGGCGCCTACGCAGGGCTCTGGGTCATGCGCAGACGCTGGCTCGACACCCAAAAGCAACTGCAGCAGGAACGCGAGGAACGTCTACGCGCGGTGAACGAACTGCACGTCATCATCGGCCGCGAACTGTTCGGCCGGAAACTCGCCGCGCTCGACGACGGTGATGACGACGACGAGCCGCCCGAGGAACGGCGGAAGCGTATCCGCGCCCTGCCGCCGCTCGCCGTACCCATCGCGGCACTCCTCGCCGCCGGCGCGTGGCTCCGCGCGCACCTCTGGGCACCCGCACGCGCGCACCCCTGGACGGCCGCCGGCAGCCTCGCCGCAGCGGCGGCCGTCGCCACACTCGTGTACGTCGTCGTGCCGGGCCCCGGCGGCATCCCGCAGCGCGCCGAGCCACCCATCAGCACCGTGCCCACCGCGCCAGCGTTACCGACAGGCAGCAGCCCTCCGACCACAGCCGACCCGGACCGTACGCCGCCCGCCGCGACATCCTCCGGCCACCCGGTCACCGCCGGCCGCCGCGGCTCCCCGGCCCCCAGCCCGAGCGCAACCACCCTGCCGCCGCCCGTCATGGCCGGTGACACCACCCCTCCCCCCGCCAGCAGCACCCCGGCGACGGCCGGAGGCACCGCCGCCGGCGGCACAACGGGCGGCGACGGAACCACCGGCGGAACGGGCAGCACGGGCGGGGCGACCGGCGGCGCCGACGGCGGCACCACCGGGGACACGACCACCGGCGGCACCACGCCGCCGACCGACCCCGACCCCCCCGACGAGCCGGGCGACAACCGCGACGGACTGCTGTGCCTGGACGTCGACGTCGCCCCCCTGCTGCGCCTCGGCCTATGCCTCCTGTGAGGCCACCGGCAGGGGCACGACGTTCCCGCCCGGGGCCGGCGGCGCCATCGCGTCCTCCACCGCGGTCACGATGTCGTCGTCGAGCCCGAGCACCAGGTGCCCGTACCGGTCCACCGTCGTCGTGATCGACTCGTGGCCCAGCCGCCGCTGGATCGCGGGCAGCGGGATCCGCGCGGCGATCAGCCACGAGACGTGGGTGTGCCGCAGGTCGTGGATCCTCGGCCTCTTGGTGAGGCCCTTCTCGATGGCGCGTTCCACCGCGGGCACCCACTTGCGGTGGTGGAAGTTGGAGTGCGCCCACGCGTTGCCGTACGCGGTGCGGAACACGTGCGTCTCCGGCTTCTGCCCGGCCACGAGGCGCCGCGCGGTCGCGAGCTGCGTGGGCGTCAGCGTCAGCACCCGCCGGCTCGCGCGGGTCTTCGGGGGCCCGAGGAAGTAGGCGCGGGGTGCGCCCTTCTCGGCGCGTTTCCACGCCCGCTGCACGGACACGGTGCCGCGGGCGAAGTTGATGTCCCTCGTTTGCAGGGCGGCTGCCTCACCGAAGCGCATGCCGGTGCTGACGAGCCAGTCGGCGAGGTCCCGGGCGCCGGGGTCGGTGATCTCGTCGGCGACGCGCGAGTACTCGTCGTGTTCGAGGAACGTCATTTCCTCGTCGATGTGGTCGTCGGTCCGGGGCAGCTTGGTGCCCCGGCAGGGGTTGTCGGCGCGCAGCGGCGGGGTGCGGTCGACGGAGGCGTGGACGATGCAGTACAGCAGGCCGTGCCGGTTGCGGATGCTCTTCGGGCTGGCTGCCTTGACGAGCCACTGTTCGGGGTCGCGGGGGTCGCGCTTCCCGTCTTCCTGGAGGCGTACCCACCGGCGGATGTCCTCGCTGGTGATGTTGCAGATGGTCGCAGGCACGGTGCGGCCGTGCGGCGTGACGTGCTTGATCAGGGATATGTGCCGCTGGACGTCGCGGAGGTAGTCGCCGCGGGTGCGCTTGTCGACGCCGGTCAGGTCCTCGACGTACTTCTCAGCCCACGCGATCAGGGGCATGTCGTCCGGGTGTTCGGGGTCCTCGACGAAGCCGCGCCCGCGGACCCAGCCGGGGGGCCACTTGTTGCCGTGGGCGTCGACGATGCGCTTGAACTCCGTCGCGCTGTCCTCGTCGGCGAAGTTCTCGGTCTGCCAGCCGTCCTGGCGCCATTTGACCTGGTAGGTGATCTCTCCGTCCTTCTTGGGACGGGGCACGATGCTCGCCATGGATCGGGAGAGTACGCCCGTTTTCCTTGGTCATGTTCCCGTGATGTTCCCAAGGGCGCGGGCATGCGAAAGGCCCGACCTGTTTCCGCAGGTCGAGCCTTGATCGCTTGGGGTGAGTGACGGGACTTGAACCCGATCCGAAATAGCATTGTGACCTGCGAAGATGCCTGAAACACGGACAAACCATTCCTGTTCGTTCTCTGAAATTCCCGCTCCTTCCCGTCTGTTCGCCCGGATTCCCCGCCGTCGTTCCCACGGGAACAGCTCTCCAGGCGGAGCCCCAGCCCTCGCCGACGGTGAGTGCAAACCCGCCTTCCCCACGCACGACAAGACCCCGGCCGCACCCGACGAGGAAGGGCACGGCCGGGGCCGGGGAGTCCGCCGGTGCCGGCGGCTTGTACTACTGCGCCGGGGTACCGGCGCCGGGGCACATGTCGCGAGAGCCGGCCGGCTGGTGCGGCGGCACGGGCTCGCCACGCTCGACAGAGACACTGCAGCCGCAGTGGCCGCAGTTGGCATAGAGCTGTGCAGGATCGAACCGGGTAGCGCGCATACTGACCTCCGTCAGGGCTGGTCGTGCTGCGGAATCGGCGCCCCGGCGCCCCCATTCAGACGGCGGCGGGGACTTGATACTCCCGCCCGGGCTGCAGTTCGCGGCCCTGCGGGAGAGCGCTCACGACGTACACGTAGATCGTGCTCTCATCGTGGAATTCGATCTTGACGCCGTACTCAATCGCACCTTTGCTCGCCCGGGTGGAGAACGCCTCCGCCCCCCGCACCTCACGCGACCCGGACGACGTCACCAGCGCAGCCAGATGCCGGTCCACCGCACCGAGCTGCAGCCGGCCGCCGTCGAACAGATCGTCCGGCATCGGCGTCGGAGTCGGCGCCGTGCCGCTCTCGATGATCTGCTCCGGCTGGGAGAAGTCGTCGCCCGGCGCCGAGGTCTGCACGAACTGCAGCACCACCCGGGCGCCGGTCGCGTAGGTGACGACCAGGCCGTAGGGGTGCCGGTCATAGCCCGCGTCGGCCACGGTCGTGACGTCCTTTACAGGGCCTCCGGCCTGCTGGAGGAGGTCCTTCAGGGTGGTCTCGAACCGTGCAGGGCGCATGGGCGGGGCTCCTCTCGGGCGGCGGGGTGCGGGACAGTCTAGGGGCCGGGGCCGGGGCCGGGGCCGGGGCCGGGGCCGCCGGCCGGCGGCCCGCGGATAGCTGGCATGTCGCCTCCCCTTGGGGGCTCTGGGGCCTGTGGGTGCCCCGCCCGCCTGAGTACCGGGATGGGCGGGGCACCTCCGCCCGGTCTTCCCGGGCGATGCGGGGACCGGTAGACAAGGCCGGCCCAGGACCGGATTCGAACCGGTCTACGGCGCCAGATGGCGCCCCGGGCTGCGGTCTCTGTCTACTTACCTCCTTGCGCACACGAGTAGCACTTAGTCATTCCTCGGTCCGTCTCACCCTTCGTCAGAATGGTCCCGCAACCGCCCGCACAGGGCATGATCGTCACCCCCTTCCCTTCGCCTAGGGCCTGTGGGTGCCCCGCCCGCCGGCGCCGGCGCGACGACGGGCGGGGCCTTCCCCAACCAGCCGGATACGGTCGACCGGCCGGGGGCCCGCCCCTGGCCGGCGTGTCCGAGGCGGCCATGGGGCGGGAGTTCAGAAGTGGGTGTGTCTGCGGATGAGGACGGAGCAGTCGGTGGCGGCGGAGTGGTCGCCGCGGTTGCGTGCGTCCCGGCGGTCCCGGTCGAGTTGACTGCATCTCTCGCAGCCGGGCATGGGCTGCGCGCCGTTGCCCTCGCGGACGGGAAGGGCCACCGGCGGTTCCAGGTAGGGGCGGCGCGCGGGGGCGGTCACAGGGCCTCTCCTCGCCAGGTGAGGACGCGGCCTGCTCGGCTCCCTCCGCTCGTGTCGGTTGCCGGTCGGGTCCGCCCGGACCTTGACCTGCCGGACGCGAGGGCGTGCATGGAGTCGCCGACGGGCGCCGGCGCCTGCTTCCGCTTCTTCTTGCCGGTGGCCATCTCGCGTTCCCTTTCTGGTAGGTGGGGCGCCCCGCCTGCCGGACGGACGGGAGCAGGCAGGCGGGGCGTTCCCGCGCCCGGCCGCGGGGGCAGCCGGGGGGCTTTAGGTCTGGGGGCGGGCCCGTTCGAGGACCTCTACCTGTTCGGGGTCGGCGTCCCAGTAGGGTCCGCTGCCCATCGTGGGTCGCAGGTGGGGGATGCCTCGCCTGATGTCGGTGACGATGGCGCGGCGGCCGGTGCCGTGGTCTCTCACCGTGTCGCCGATCTCGGCGGGCCGACCGCCGGTCATGAGCGCCGCCCTCCGCCCGCGGCGCACGGCGCGGCGCACACCCAGTAGGCGCGGCCGGCCGGCGGGATGGTGGTGACGAACCGCTGCACGCGCAGGGTGTCCGGTGTGCCGCGCGTCTTGCAGTCGAGGCAGATGGGGGCGATGAGGTCGGCGTCGGTGACGGCGACCATCTCGCCCTTCCGGTCGAGCACTTTTGGGCTCACGTCATCCCCGCTTCCGGGCGCAGTCGCCGCAGATCACGCCGTGGCGGCCGTGGGGCTTGAGGCCCGTCTTGGCCCCGCAGGCGCACCGGGTCCCGCGGCGCCGCCGCTCGGGCAACGGCTCGGGGAGCCGGTCGCTGTCGGGCACCACCGTCTCGGGCCGTTCGTCGGCGTTCACGGCTGCCCCCGCAGCGCCAGCGGCGCGGTGACCGTGATCCGGCCGCGGCCCAGTTCGCGGTCATCCTCCCCGGCCGTGGTGACGCAGTACCCGCCGGCCTGGTGGACAGCCAGACGCAGGATCGCGCAACGGTCCCGCTCCCGGCTGATGCGGTCCCACGAGTCGACCAGGCACACCGCCGGAGCGGCGGCCTGCTGCATGGCGTAGGTGAGCCGGTACCACTGCGGCCGGGGCCAGTTGGTCAGGGCGTGGTCGCCGCGGTCCACCCACTGCCCCGCGACCACCCACCCGCGCTCGATCGCGTACCGCTGGCACCGCTCTATGCGCTCATCGAGAGCGGCGGTCGTCAGCGTGGCGTGCCGGTCGTAGATGAACGCCAGCGTGGGCCGGGCTGGTTCGGTGTCGGGGGTGTCCATGACGGTCGCCTGTCGTCGGTGATCAGGTCGTCACCGACAGTACGGGCGCCACGCGGCATGCTGGGGTACACCCCGTACCCCCTTGCGGAGGGGTACAGGTTGTACCCCCTCAGACGAGGCCGAGCGTGCCACCCAGATCACGGATGTCGTCGGCGATGGCGAGCGGCGGGTCCGCCAACATCTCCGCGATCATCGATCGGGCAAAAAGGGAGAACTCGAAGGTGTCGTACGAGCGCTCGCGAGCCTTCAGCATGTGGAAAACAGCCGCGTCTTGCTCGTGCAGTTGGTAGTGGGCGCGGGCCACTTCGACGAGGTAGCGCGACTGGCGAGTCCGAGAATCGATCGACGCCGGGGAGATACGCCGCGCGGCATCGAGTGCCCGGCGCGGCTGCTGCAAGTCGAGGTGCATCGTGACGGCGTAGTGCTCCACCATGCCCGTGCCGATCATCAGCCACGGGTGGCTGTACCCGCCGAGCTTGCTGGCGGCGCGGTGCGCTTCGTCGTGGTGATGCCACGCCTCCCCGGACCGGCCGGTCTTGGCGTGGGAGAGCGCCACCGCCAGGTGCATCAGGGCGTGCAGCGCCCGCTGCTCGGTGGAGTCGCTGGGCCGGAGCATCTCGGCGACGTCGAGGGCAAGTTCGACGCGGGCCTCTGCGGCTTCTCCGGCGTCGCGCCAGACGTGGTTGGCGTACCAGGCGGCTCCGGCGATGGCGGCGGGGTCGTCTGCGTCTTGGGCGGTGAGCATGGCCCGGTCCGACGCCATGTACACCATCTCCGGCGCGGGCTGGAACGAGCCGTACAACTGCACCAGGTGGTAGACGCGTGCGAGTTGCGCGGCGAACCGGCGGCGGTGGGTGCGGTCCTCGGCGGCGTGCTGGGAGGCGCGACCGTCGGCGATGAGGCGCGGCAGCATCGGCGCGATGGCGGCACGCTCATGCTGCGAGGTGTGCCACGCCCGCCACGCGCCGTCGATACGCGTCGTGTAGTCCTCGACAGCCACCGGGGATCCTTGGGTGACCCAGTACGACACCAGGGCGTCACGGACAGTCGTGAGGGAGGGGTGGGAGGTCTTGGAGTAGGTGCTCCGCGCAAGCCGGGCATCCCCGGTGAGTTCGGCCAGATCCTCCACGCCGAGGGCTTCGGCAAGCCTGAGCAGCATCTGGATACGGGGCATGCGAAGCCTGTTCCTCTCGATCGCTTTGACCCAGTCCGGGCCGCGGCCTACGAGCCCGCCGAGGACTGGCCGAGTGAGGCCCTTGGACTCCCGGGCGGCTTGCACTCTTTCCCCGAACGTCCTTGCAGCCGGGGGGGTATCATTTGGAGACGTCACGGCCTTACCTCTTCTCTGCAACTTGACACTGCCAGGGTAAGAGGTAGGGCCGGTTCTGTGTGAGGTCGACCACAAACCATGAGGCGACTGGGACGCACGAACGAGCGGGGGCGTCGGGCGTGACCTCCGCACAGCACGACGCCCCCTCCCGAAGGAGGGGGCGTTGCGTGTCTCCGGGGGCCTCTACCCCGCCTCGATGATAGGCCCCTGATCGGGCCGTCGATGGCGGGAGGGATGCGGTTGCCCGCGCCCGGCTGATCCCGGCAGAACGATGCCCGGCGGGCCGCGGTCGGAACCCCGTGGGAACCGTCCCGCCAGGCAGTGCGGCAGGTAACTCCAACCTCGGGAGACGGGCCGCGCCGCGACGACCCGCACCACCAGCGTAGCCGCCGCCACCGACCGCGCGCCCTACCGCAGGTCGTAGTTCTTCCGCATCTGCCGCAGCCCCGGCACGTCGAACTCGCTCGTGTACTTCCCACCGCTCGCCTTGCTCAAGTACCCGCCCGACGGCGCGCACATCACCGGCCGCCGCCCCGCCGAGTTCCGTACACACTCGTTGCTCTCGACGCGCCCGTCGCGGTCCCGGTCGTAGTTGACGTGCGCCAAACCGAGAATGTGCCCGAGTTCGTGCAAGATCCCATTGCGGCGCATCTGCTCGTTCGTCGTCGCGTTGTCCGAGAACCAGTTACTGCGCGACCAGTACTCCGAGTCGATGACCACGACGCCGCCGTACGCCGAGCCGTTCGCGGTGGCCGCGCACGGGTACGCCACCGAGGCGCCCCACGTGCCGACCGGTCGCCACTTCATGTGGAACGTGATCTCGTGCCGAGGCTGCGACGCGCACGACGGCCGCGCTCCGGGATTCAGCGTCGACGACACGGTGACCTTGACGCCCGTCTCGTCGGTGATCTGCGCGGCGCCCCGCGTCAGGGCGGGCGTGAGCCGGTCCCGGGCGGTCGACGACGCGAAGCGTATGACGTACGGGTCCGGGCTGATCGAGTAGATGCCGGCGCTCGTGAGGGCCTTCCAACCCTTCCCCGAGTACACCGGCCCGTCCGCTGCATGCGCCGACGGCGCCAGCAGCGCCCCGCCTGCGACGGCGCTGGCCGCAGCAGCGATCAGGGCCGACCGTGCAGCTCGCGTTCCTCGCATGTGCCCCCTCCTTCGTCTCCCCGCCGCACGGCGGGGCCTACGCCTTCCAATTTGGCCAATAGACTTGGCGTTGTCAATTCATTTGGCCAAGTGACTTTGCTAAATTGGTGACATGATGTTGCCCATGGACACCGCGAAGCTGGAGGCCGCCGCCGCGCGCTACCGCGCCGCCATCGCCGAACTGGAGGCCGCCCGCGCCGAACTCCAGGCCGAAGCCGTCGCCGCCCTCCGGCAGGAAGGCAAACGCGGCGATCAGGCAGAGGTCGCCCGCATCACCGGGTGGACACGCGAACAGATCCGGCTGATCAAGAAGGCCGCCGACGAAGCCTGAGCGCGGTCAGCCGTACTGCCGCCGGTGCGGATCCAGCCCCATCGCCAACGGCCCCGGCCCGTTGCCATCCGGCGGCGGGCCGTCCGCCGCGCACGTGTAGTGCGTCGACCCGTCCGCCGATGGCGTGCACGTGTAGGTGACGCCGCCGTACGAGAACGTCCACGACGCCGGAGCCGGCCCCGCCGGCCCCTGCTCACCGCGCGGCCCCTGCTCGCCTGGGTCGCCCTTCTCCCCTGCCGGCCCCTGCGCGCCGGTCGGCCCGGCCGCGCCATCGGCGCCGTCGGCGCCCGCCGCACCCGGCGCACCGTCCTCACCCGGCACCCCAGGCTCTCCGGGCGGGCCGTCGGACCCGGCAGCGCCGCGCTTCCCGTCGGCCCCCGGCTCGCCCTTCGCACCCGGCTCGCCCTCGTCGCCCTCCGGGCCCGCGGCGCCGTCGCTGCCCGCGGCGCCACGCTCCCCGGCCTTCCCCGGGTCACCGGCGACCGGCGTGCCGCCGAGCCGCTCAACCTGCCGCGCCAGCGCGTCACGATCCTCGTTGGACTCGCGCAGATCACCCGCGAGGCTCTGCACCCACACCACCAGCAGCGTGAACAGCCCAATGCTCACCAGCACCGCCACCGCGTACGCGACGTCCTTCCGCCGCTGCACCTGCTCCCGGCTCACATGGCCGCTCACGCCCCTAGCCCCCTGCTCCCTGCGAGTTGAGATAGACCTGCAGCACGATCAGCAGCACCGGGGCCACCAGCGCGGTGAACAGCAACCGTCGGTCAGCGCGCCGTCGGTCGGCCGCCCGTCGTCGCTCTTCCTCGGCGTCCTGGCGCTCCTTCTCCCGCGCCTCCTCCAGCGCCCGGACCCGCTCGCCGATCAACCGCTCACGCTCCTGGCCGGCCTGCTGCTCAAGCTGGTACCGCTCCATGGAGACCTTGCTGTCGAGCCTCCCGGCGAGGTCGCGAAAGTCCTCCTTGAGGTCCAAGTGGACGTGCTCAAGGCGGCGCACGACCTCGCCGAGGGTCGGCTCATCAGGCACCAGGGCTCCTCGTGGTGAGAGTGGTCAGAGCTTGTCGGAGGGCGGCACCGACTCCACGCGCGGCCCGGCCGCAGCCAGCGCCTGCTCCGGCGGCCGAGCCCAGCCGAGGAGTACCCCCGCGAGCGTCCGCAGCGTGGCGTTCCCCGCCTTGTCGGCGTACTCCTCGACCACGCGAAACACGGTGTAGTACGCGGCGGAGACGACGCCCATGAGGAGCGCCGTCGCCCCGCCGGAGTCGACGTTGACGCCGAGGACGTCGGCGCCGGCGACGATGTAGCCGACGGCGAGCGGCACGACGGTCCGCATCCAGTTCATGAAGATCGAGTACATGGTCAGTTCTCCTCTACGGCCAGGCGCACGGTGACGCCTTCGATCGCCTCGCGGATCTCCCGCTTCAGCGCCTCCAGATCGGCGCCCGGGCCGGCGGCCACCGCGTCGACGAGCTTGTTGATCGTGACCTGCTGAGCGGCGAGCTGCGCCTCGATGCGCTTCGTCACGAGGTACGTGTTCCGCTGGTACGTGCCGCCTGCCCAGTGCGTGTTCTCGGAGCCTTCGGTCGGGGCGGCGAGCGGCTTGAGGTTGTCCTTCGTCCACACCCGCTCTGCGATCTTCTCGATGTCCTCGGGGGTCACTTCGTCTTCCTCCTTCGCAGTGCCGGCCGCCCACGCGCGCATCGCCGCGCGCGTCGGGAAGTCAGCGACGTTGATGTCCAGCGGCGTGCTGGTGTACTGGTGGATCAGCCACTTCGCGCGGATACTCGGGTCGCCCGGCCGGCCGTTGTACTGCGCGATCCACAGCCCGTCGCCCGCGTACGAGGAGCGGTCGCGGTTCACCCAGAAGTCGACGTTGCAGTACAGCAGCACCTTGTGATCGGGCCGCAGCCGCTTCACCTCGCGCAGGAACTCGTCCTTCTCCGCACTCGACGCCGCGGTGCCCGAGCTGGTGTGCTCCCAGTCGCACGCGAGGATGTCCCCTGGCCGGCTCGCGCACTTCTCCACGAAGTACGCGGCCTGCGCCTTGATGTTCCCCGGCCACAGGAAGTGGTAGAAGCCCAGCACGAGCCCGGCCGCCCGGGCGCGCGCGGCCTGCCCGCTCTGCTTCGGGTTGATGTACGTACGGCCTTCGGTCACCTTCACGATCACAAAGTCGTAGCCGCCGGTCGGGTAGTCGCTCGGCTGGTAGGCGGAGACGTCGATGCCCTTGATCACGTCACGCCTCCGGTGCCGTCGGGGTCGCCTTCTGCCAGGACTCGAACCGGCGCTCGGCGTGGTAGAAATCGAACGCAGGCGAAGCCGACAGGGCGTCGACCAACCGCTGAAAGATCGCCTCCTGCGCCTCCAGCGGCGTCTCTGAGTCCCACTTCCAGCTCAGGCTGACGGGGATGTCGTGGCCGGTCTCGTTGAAGTTGCTCCGCATCTCCAGGCTGTATCGGTTGTCGTAAGGCCCTGTCGGCTGCTCAAGCGGCATGCGCACTCCTTGGTCTTATGCGGTCTCGTACGCCCCGTAGAGGTTGAGGCGGTCGCCGGACGCCCACGTGGTGCCGCCGGGCTGGACGGAGGTCGTGGAACTGCCCTGCGCCGTCTGGGACGGCATCTCCGCGCTGTCGATCGGGCCGCCGTCCGCGTTGACGACGATCGTCTGCACCGTCTGGCTGGAGTTGATGTAGCCACGCGCCAGCCAGCGGACGGTCGTGCCCGAGAGGTCCTGAATCCATGCCTCGACGGGCTGCCAGGTGTTGCCGTCGCCGGTGTACGGGGCGACCGGGAGAGAGAACCCCCAGTCGGCCGCGGCCACGCTTTGAGTCGTGGAAGAACCCCACTCGAAGCGGAGGGTGAAGCGGCAGACGCCGCCGATAACGCAGTAGCGGCCGGTGAGGGTGCCGTCGCCCAATGTGGTGGTGCCTGAGCTGGCCGACCACGACGGGCTGTAGGTCTGCCACTCCCCGACCATGGAGCGGAGCGTGGCGTTGGTGATGCGGCGGCCGGGCGGCGGCACGGTGTACGTCACGGGCGGACCTCCTTCTACAGGGCGATGGTCGAGGGATAGGCGAGACGGATATCGGCGCCGACGGACTGGGCCTTCGCGATGTCGTTGACGGCGCGGGTCACCGCGAACCGCTGCGGGTTGACGATCTCGAACGCGTCGTACGAGAACACGGGCGACACGTTCGTGTTGCCGGAGAACGCCGAGCAGGTCACACCCACGTCGCCCGTGGTCAGGGACCCGGCGGGGATGGTCTCGCTCACCTGCCAGGTGATCGGGTCGGGGGTGCCGTCCTTCCACACCCGCGCGCTGATCGTCTGCCCCACGATCTTCGCGCGGAGCCACAGCACGTCGTTCGCCGCGTACGTCAGGCCCGTGCTCACCGTCGACCCGACGACGGTGGTGACGTTGACGACCTCGATCTGCACCGCGCCGGTCGTCAGGAGCCGCAGCCGCGCCCGGTAGAACGCGCTGCCGGACTGGTACCGGAACAGGACCGCGGGGAGGAACGAGTTGCCGGTGGCCAGCTGCGACGGCGAGACCGACACGAGAACCTCGCAGTCCGTCATCGACAGCAGCCGCTGCCAGCGGGTGTTCGCGACGTTCGCGGCAAGGGTGATGGTGCCCTTCGTGCCGTTCACCGCCCGGTCGCTGGCGGCTTCGCCCGTCGACGTCCACGTCTGCCCCGAGGTGGCGGTGCCCCATCCGTTGGACACGGAGCGCGTGAAGCTGTCGCTCGCGTACGAGGCGATGCCCGAGCAGGTGACGATCTCGCCGCCGACGCGGAGGTCCATCGGGAAGTCGTCGCCGAAGCCCGTCGAAGTGAGGACGCGGAGCTGCTCGCCCGTCGCGGTGACCGCCGCGGCGGCCGGGGTGAACTCGACGTTCGTGAACCCGAACGCCGACGGCATCGCCGTCACCTCGAAGACCGTCGGTTCCTTCATATCGCCGGCCGCGGTGAAGATGCGCACCTCGTCGCCGACCGTGATGTCGCTCGCGTCCGCGTCCGCGCACACGAGGTAGTCCGGCGTCGCGCTGTAGCCTGCCGCGGTCGCCGTCTCCCCCGTGTAGGCGATGGTGCCGACGGTCCACGGGTCGCTGTCGGTGGTGAGCACCTCCAACTCCGTCGCGCTCGACGTGGCGGCGGCGTACAACTCGGAGCCGTCGGTGTCGACGGTGCCGAGGAGGACGTCCTCGACGACGCCGATCGTGTACGGCGACGCGGGCACGCACACGAGGTCGATCTCCCACGCGAACTGCGCGAGGCGCTCGGTGTAGCCGACGGCGATCAGGTCGATCGGCTCGGGCGCGAGGTACGGGGCCCGGTCGTACGGCACGTTGATGATCTGGACGCGGTCGCCGACATCGAGTTCAGCCGCCGCGGTGATGGTGTCCGGCGCAGCCTGCAACTTCAGCTTGACCAGGGGGAACCGGTCCTCATCCACCGTGCCCTTGCGCACCCGCCACGCCGCGTGCGGGTAGCACTGCGCGTCTTCTCCGAGGTTCAGGGTGAGGCTGTCCGCGTACCGGCCGACGCCCTCGAGGTCGACAGACGGGGCCTGCACGTTCCGCGGCCCGGTCTCCTGCACGTACTGCGCCGAGCTGCCGGACTCGCGCATCACGGTGAGATCGTTGACCGTCGCCTGGTCGTCGCCGACGGGCTGCAGCGGCAGTACGAGCCCGGAGCCGCCGGTGTAGTCGATCGTCAACGTCGGCAGCTGGTTGTAAAGCGTCGCCCGGTCGCGGTAGTTCAGCCGGGGCAGGGTGCCGTCTCGCGGCTCGAACAGCACGCCGTCATCGACGTCAGCGGCCGACCGGATCACGTCCAGGGCCGGGGCCGGCAGCATCGGCCCGACCGCCTCGGACGTGCTGTTCTGGTCGCCGTCGTAGAAGCCGGTGAGGATCGCATCGGCTTCCATGCCGATGCGGCTCATGCGGGCGAGCGCCGTCTCCCCCGCCCATGCCTCATCGGCGTTGTCGTATGCGTCCATCCCCGGGTCGTCCGTGGCCACGCCGCCGGTGTCCCACGCGGACAGGTGCCCGACCGTCAGGCCGTCGAGACCATCCCACGTGGCCTGCACGCCGGTGATCGTGCCCGCGGCGCCGGCGTACGACGTCCACGTGAACCAGTTCGAGGAGTCGTCGACCGCGCGCCAGCCGACGCAGACGTTCGTGGTGCCGCCGGACACGTACGAGAAGAATTGCAGCCGATGCCAGGCGTCATCGGCGAAGTCGTCGAGCGCGTCGGAGTTCGTAAACGAGCCCGTCGCCACCACGACGTCATCGTTGTCCCGGGCCTCGGCGATGACCTGGGTGTTGTCGATCCGCACCCGCACGTACGCCACACCGCCGCCAGCGCCGCCGAGGTTGATCCGCATGAAGGTCCGCGTCGAGGAGGGCAGCGACGACATCTTGTAGACCATCTCGACGTGCCAGCCGCCCGCTGCCGCGCCGGTCACGGTCGACTTCACCGTCGCCAGTTCGCCGGCCGACGGGAGCGCCTTCGTCGCGGGCAGACTGTCGTCCGCCCCGAACGTCAGCCCGGTCGTGGCCAGCGGCGTCCCGCCCTCCAGCCCGGACGCGGCCTGCGTCGCGCCGGCCTCATCCTCCATGGGCCAGTACGCCAGCGGCCCGGCCTCGGAGATGGCGCGGGTGAGCGCGGAGCGGATCGGCGGCGCGCCGGGCTGCTGGAGGCGCCGCAGCACCCCGGACGCGGTGATGGTGACGGTGGAGTCCTTGCCGCCCTCCGTCCACTCCGGCGGCCACTCGGACACCTCGCCGAGGAACCGCTGACGGCGATTGCTGATCGTGGCGCTCCCGGCGAGCGTCCACGTACGGCCAGCGGAGTCCGCGAAGGAGGTGGCGCCCGGCGTCTGCGCGGTGAAGTCCGGGTTCGCGACGACCGCGCCGTTGATGCCGTCGCGGACCTCCGCGGCGAGGATCTGGCCGAGCGGCCCGCGGAAGTTGATCGACTGGATCTGCCCTGTGTCGAGCGGCGCCGTGCTCGCGAACACGCTCGTCGTCCCGACGCCGACCACCGGGTCGCCGATCAGCGTCCACGGCCCGTCGATCGTCGGCGCCGACCAGAACGACACCACGTGCCCGCCGGCGCCATCGTTGACGTCCAGCGTGGCGCGCACCGCGATCCGCTTCGACGCCGGCACCGGCACCGTCGACGTGGCCGTCACGGTCGTGATGTCCACCCCGTTGGCCGACCAGGTGAACGCGAGGACGCTGTTCTCCAGCAGCAGCCGCCATGACCGCTGATCGCCCACGGTGTTGTACCGGCCCATCAGGCTCTGCACGTCGGACTCGAACGGCACGTCGAGCCGGGTCTCGATGCGGACGTCAATGTCGCCGGTGATGTCGAGCGCGGCGGCGTCGGGGGTGGAGGCGCGGTCGGCGACGAAGTCGTTGATGCTCAGGTAGGCATCGCCCTCGTTCGCGTACACCCGGATCGGGGTGTTGAGGCCCAACTGCCCGTAGTACGGCGACAGCGGGGAGCGGCGGCTGTACCGCCCGTCCCGGTTGTTGAGCTTCAGCGTGCACGTGCCAGGCTCGACATCGCCGGACTCCGACCCGCGGCCCCGCTTGATCTCGATGGCCTCGGTGCCGTCCTCGTTCGACCGCACGTCAGCTTCCGTCCACGTGCCGCCGATCAGCAGCTCCGCGTGCAGGTCGAGGCGCGTCTCCGGGAACGTCACCGGAACACCACCTTCTTCATCAGCACGTTCGGGTCACCGCCGCTGGACCTGATCACGCCCTTGAACGGCTCGAACACGCCCTTCGCGAGCGCCTTGCCGTCGATCTCCAGCACGATCTGGAACGGGGGAAGCCCGGCGCCGTCGCTCCCGCGACGGGCGGCGGGCATCGCCGACACTGCGCCCGGGGCGGCCGGTACGGCGAGCAGCGACTGCCACGCCCGCGGCACGCGGCGGTTACGCTCGATGCCGAGCGCGTAGCCCTCGGCGGTCATGTCGCCGATGCCTTCGGTCACCTTCGACGGGGAGCGGATACCGAGCGCGCGCTTGATGGACTTCTCCATGGCGCGGGCGATCTTCAGCATCTGCTTCTCGATCTTGTCCTGCTTCTTCTGCAGACCCTTGACCAGCCCCTCGGCGGCCTTGATTCCCGCGCCGTACATCGCCTCCGAGGCCACATCGCCGACCTTCCCGGCGTTCGACGCGATCTGGCTGCGGAGGCTGTTCATGCGCTTGATCTGGTCCTTGTCCGCGCCGAGCAGCCCGCGCGCGGTCTCCAGTCCACCGCCCTCGATGCCCGCCTCGGCGATCTCCGAGATCAGGCGCTTGTCCAGGCCCCGCTTGCGCAACGTCGCCAGCGCGGACGCGAGTTGCCCGGACTTGTCGCGCGCCTCCGAGAGCTGACTCATGATCAGCCCGGTGGTGGGGATACGCCCGCCCGTCGCCTCCATCACCCCGGTAACGTTGGCCGACGACACGATGCCGCTCTTGACCGAGTCCCGGAGCTGAGACGCGGACTGCCGCAGGTCGGACAGTTGGTCCTTCGCCTTCGAGAGCTGGTCGTTGACCTTCTCCAGATTCTTCTGCTGCCGGATCAGCGACCCGCCGATGCGGTCGAGGCCACGGAGCAGCCGGCGCTCCGTCCCGCCGTGCGCCGCCTTCTTGATCATGCTGGACCATTCGCGCAGGCTGGAGATCAGCCCGCTCACGCTGTCCGGCCGCGCGAGCGCCCGCTCGAACGAGTCCAACTCACGGCCGGCCCTCCGCGAGAACGAGCCGATCGTGAACTTGCTGTCGATCGACCTGCGCGCGGACCGTTCCGCCTTCGTCACCCCGCCGCGCGCGAACCCCTCAGGCTTCCGCACCCGCCCCGAGTTGATCGCATCCATGAACGCCACGCCGTACCGCGCCACCGCCGACGCCTGCACGATGTACTCCCGGTCCGACACCCGGTACGTACCGCCGGACGGCGACATCGTCAGGATTGAATCGGACGTCGGCGTGCCCGGCCCCTGCACGAGGCCGCCGCCCGGGTACGCCTGCACGTCCCGGACCTCGCCACCGCCGGCGTAGCCGGGCGCCAGGCCACCCTGCGCCCGCCCGTGGGCCTTCGCCAGCAGCCCCGGGTTCGACGCCCGGTAGTAGACGCTGACGGTGCTGGTGACATGCCGCGGGATGTTCGCCAACGCGTTGCGTACCGCCCCGATGCTCCCGAGCGCCTGCCCGTTGCTCGTGTACACGACGGTGCGCCCGTTGGGGAGCCTCTTGGTCTTCAACCCGACCGCTTCGAGCGCGGCGATCGCCTGCTTGTTGAGCGTGGAGACGGTGACCTTCTTCGCGCCCGGTGTCTTGGCGATCGCCGACTTGACCTCGCGGAGGCCCTTGATCGCGTCCGCGCGGTCCATCTTCACGCGCGCCGTCTTGTTCGGGATCTTCAGGATCTGGCTGGCGAGCTGCCTGGCCTCCGACCTGCTGAGCCCCATCTGCTGCGCAAGACGGACCAACTCCGACCGGCCCCGGGAGTAGATGCCGTTGACGCGACCCCACGACGCGCCGGACTCCCGCGCGGAGCTGGCCGCCTCGTCGGTCTTCGTCGCGAGATCCTGCAGCGCCGTCGCCGCATCCCGCGCCCGCTGGCTGTTCAGGTTCAGCTTCCCGCCGGTCATGCTGAGGGCCCCGGCGTTCTCGCGAGCCGCCTTCGCCGCGTCGTCGATCGCCTGCTCAAACCCGATCATGCCGCCCAGGCCCGCGCGCTGCGTCTCGTTCAACGCCACCAGCGACTGCCGCAGCCCGTCCGCCGACGCCTTCTGCGCCGCCAGCGCCCGCTGCGTCTGCTGCGCCTGCCGACCGAACAGCCCCTGCGCCCGGGCAGCGAGTTCCGCCTCGAACCTCTGGTCGGCGAGGGCGTTGCGGTAGTCGTCGGTGTGCTGCTCCAGCTGGTCCATGTCGCCGCCGCCGGCGCGCCACGCATCCTTCAGGATCTTGAACTGCGCCGCGGCGGTCTTCGCGTGGCCGTCCTTCACCAGGTTCGCGAGGCTCTTGTCCCACGCGTCGACGTTCTTCGCCGCATCGGAGATGGACGGGCCCTTGGTCATGCCTAGGAAGTCACCAAAGTCGCTGGTCAACTTGGCGAACCTGTTGTCGCTGGCACCCTTACTGACCATGGCGATCGACTTCGACATCTCGTCGAGGTTCGTCTTCAGCTCGCCGGTGACCTTCCCCCGCGACACCAGCGTGTTCAAGCTCGTCGACAGCGCGTCGACCTGAACGTTCGGCTTGTTGCTGCTGAGCTTGTTCAGCACCACGAGCAGGCCGCCGATGGCCGCAGCCGCCAGCCCGATCTTCGCGCCGCGCGACAGCGTGCCGAACGCCGCCGACAACCCCGCGACGCCGCCGCCCGCCGCGGTCGACGCCGCGCGCATCGCCGTCGCCCGCGCTGTGAATGCAGCCATCGCCGTGGACGCCGCGCCCAAGCCCACGGCGGCGAGGCGCACCGCCTTGTACGCGACCGCCAGCTGCAGCAGCGTGCTCAGCACGTCCGTCGGGATCGCGTTGACCATCTTCGCCAGGACGTTGACGACCTGCAGCATGCTCACACCGGTGTCGCTCGCTGCGGCAACGAGGTGCGTCAGTGCCCGGGCGAGGTTCCCCAGCGTCTCGCCGACCAATGGCCCGTTCGCGCGGGCGTAGTCCATGAACTCGGCCATCTCCCCGCGGCCGGCGCCGGAGTTCATCGCCCGGGAGAAGGAGATCAGCCCGTCGGTTGCCCGCTGCAGCGCGCCGGACGCGAACTGCGAGAACGAGTTCATGAACCGCTCGAAGCCGGCCGACTGGATGCCGCCGGCCATCACCGTCATCAGCCGGTCAAGCTCCCGGGACGCGCCGCGTACGACCGGGGAGAGGCGCGGCAGCAGCGCCCCGAAGGCGGCGAAGCTCTTGGTGGCGACCGGCATCGTGCTGCCGGCCAACAGGTCGGACCATTCCCTGTAGTCGTCCTTCAGCACCCCCAGCGCCAACGCAGCCTGCCGCGTCGGCGCCGGCATCGCGGCCAACGCCCGCAGATACTCCTGCTGCGCCTTCGCCGCCTCCTGCGACGTCTTGCCGTGCTCCCGGACGGCGTCGCGGTACTTCTTCTGCGCTTCGGAAGCCCGGGAGAGAGCCGGGACCTGCCCCGCGACCGCGAGACCGAACGCCCCGACGGCGACACCAGCAGCGGCAGCGCCCGCGGCGATCGGCACCAGCGACGCGGCGATCGGCACCAACGCCGGAGCCAACGAGATCGCCGCGGCCTTCAACTTGTTCATGCCGTCGCCACTGCGGCCGGCGGCGCCCGACAGGCCGCCCAGGCCGCCGCGGGCGCCCGCGAGGCTGCCGCCCAGCCGCCGCATGCTCGCGTCGAGGGCGTCGGTGTCGTCGCGGAGCGTCCGGGTGCGGCTGCTCAGCCCTGCGAGGTGCCGGTCCGCTGCCTGGGCGTGGGTGCCGAGGGTGCGGATGGAGGCGTTGACGGACGCCAGGCCGCGCGCGGTGTCGTTGTCGACCCGTACGCGGATCTCGATGTCATTCCCCAACGCCCTCGCCTCCCTCCTCCGGGCTCCCGAGACGGACGATGTTCAGCAGGTGCAGCAGTTCCACGTCCTCCGCCAGCACCGCGGAGGGCAGGCACTTGAAGCGCTCGCACAGGTCGGTGATCAGGCGGGCACGGCTGTACTCGGCTGGGGGGCCGACAGGGTTTCCGTCGGAATCGACGCCACCGGGGACGGCTCGCCATCGGGCGAGCTCTGCGGCAAAGGGGCGTCCACCTTCCCCTCCAGTCGCTCGAACCACTCGACGGCGACCTTCATCATCAGGTCCTTGTCCTGCGCGAACACCGCCTCACGGGTCGCGGGGACCGGGGTGCCGTCCTCCTCTTCGAGGTTCCAGGAGATGAGGGACGCGGCGAGTTCGTCGAGCTGCCGCACGAGGACGGGCCCGTCGACCTCGCTGTCCTTCAGGCCGATGATCTCCAGGTACTCGCCCAACGTCTTGCCACGGAGGTGGACCTCCAGGCCCTTCAGCTCCTCGTCGTCCTCGAAGGTGAGGACCATGACCTTCGGCTTCTTGCGGTAGCCCATAGCTACGTTCCTTCCTCGTGGGGGCAGATGCGCCCTCCGCGCGTCATGGCGTTGCAGTTCCAGCACAGAAGGCGGTATCCGTCTTTCGGCCATCCCCGCCGACGCAAGTCGGCGTAGGTGTGGCTCCCCATCGCGACCCGATGGGCCTTCCCGTCCCCATTGACGTGATCGAGCGTGAGGAATGCCGAGTTGGCCTCAGGGCAGTTTGGGCAAGCGCAACGGCCGCCGTACGCCTCGACCATCTCGTCACGAACCCGCTTGCGTTTCTCGGCGCCCCGCTTGCGGGCCTCCTCGCGGTACTTCTCGGGGTCGTCCCAGTACTTCTCGCGGGAATAGCACTGATGGCAGAGCCCCTTTGCCAACGCGGGGCGCGCCGGGTGGCACCTGGCCTGCGCAGGCCCGCGTTCACGGCGCTGTTTCTGGTAGCAAGCCGTGCAGAGCCCGCGCGCACGATGCGGTCGGTCCGGGTGGCAGTCGGCGTTCCGGGGCGGCTGGGAGGGAGGCACTCGGTAATTCGGCGCGTAATCACTGGGGCCCTTCCTCCTCTTCTCATTGCTCCGACTTCGGTCGTACTGCCGCATATAGCAGATGTTGCACATGCCCTTTGCGTGGTAAGGGCGGTCAGGGTGGCACTCCGCGTACCTCATTCACTAATTCTATTGTTTGCGGCGCCCCAAATTCTGCCTACGACCAAGTAGGCACAACGCCGTCGCTCAGCACGCCCGGCACGCCGAACGTCAGCTCACCGGAGTCCGCGCGCGTCAGCGGGTAGTCCGTGTACAGCACCTCGTTCGCGAGGGTCTGCCCGGACACCGTCAGCGTCGTCGTACGCGCCACGCTCGTGGAGGACACGGTCTTGAACACCGCGTGCGACATGTTCGCCGCGTCGTTGAACACCCCGTTCAGCGTCACGCTGAAGTCCGCGAGCAGCAGCAGCCGCTCGTACGCGCTCTTGTCGATACCCGTCACGTCCTGCGTGCCCCTCGGGGTGGCAAACTGCAGGTTCGTGATGTCGTTCTTGATGACCTGCGGGCTGCCTGCTGCATCGTCGACCGAGCAGGTAGTCCAGCCGAGGCCGCTCTCCTTCGCCATGATCAGTTATCCCTTCTGAGTAGGAGCTACGCCTCAGCGAGCTGCGGTTCGTTGACCCACTGGGCATCGCGCTCCGTGTCCCAGGCGAGGCGCCCGAAGACCTTCCGCGTGCCGTCCGTGGTGGTCCATTCCTCGATGAAGTGCGTGGGGTGACTGATCGAATTACCCGCAGCGCTGATCTTCACCATGCGGGTCGCTCGCCCACCGTCGACCAGAGCGCGCGCCCGGTCGGTCGGGCTGACCAGGGTGATCTGGAACCCAGCGGGACCGAGGAAGCGCACCACGCTCCGGCCGTTGTCCTCCTCGTAGGCCAACCGAGGAAGCTTGAACGTGAAGTCGTCGCACTCGGCGGTGAAGTCCTCGCCGTCGATCTGCAGACGGACATCGTCGCGCACCCTGTTCACCCCTTCTCGTGTGCGTCGGCGAGCGCCTGCTGGTGCTCGGCGAACTGCTCGGTCCAGTGCTCCGGTCGCTGGTGCAGCCGGGCCTTCGTGCCGCGCGGGTTGCCGCGGTGGTCGCCGTCGCGGACTACGTACAGCTCCGGCCGATCGATCCGTTTACGGTGCTCGGCGGCGCGGAAACAGGGCTGCCCGGCGTCGAAGACGAGCCACGTCTCGCCTTCCGCCACGGGCAACTCCGTGTGCCGGCGGCCGGACGTGCGCGCGGCGTGCAGCATCTGCGGGTCCAGGCCCTCGATGCGCACCCGCCAGCCGTTCAGGTAGTTGGGGCAGTCGACTTCGGTGCACGTCGCCTTCCGCCAGTGTGTGGAGACGGGGGCGGTGATCTGGAACGTCTTGTACGCCTCGGGCGGCATGGCCGGCTCGACGCGGTTCACGGGGCGACTGATCATTAGAAGACAACTCCCGCGATCTCGTTCTTCACGACCACGACGGCGAACGCCAGGGAGGAGAAGCCGCCGGTGGTCACGGTGACCGCGCGCAGGTAGCGGCGGATGGTGGCGTTGTTCGCCGTAGCCAGCCGCTCGGCGGCACGCCCGGCAGTGAGCTGTGTGAAGGTCAGGCCGGTGACGTCGGCGAAGCTGACGTTGTCCGCGGAATCCTGGATCTTGACGGTGACGTCGGTGCCGGTGAACGCCATCGCCTGCAGGTACGCCTGCGCGCCGAACGCCGCCGACGCGGTGGTGTCGATGCCCGTGCCGTTCGTCGCCACCGTGTCCGTGCGAACCCCCGCCGTCAGCGACCGGCCCCACTCGACACCGAAGCCGTTGCACTGCAGGTCGTACGCGAAGGTGAACGCGCCGTCGTCCGCTCTACTGCCGTCGTAGTTGACCTGCTTGGACACCTGGCAGGCCGCGGGGTTCCCGAGGGCGGTGCCGCGGAAGTAGGCGCCGTGCACGTCCGTCGTGGGAAGCGACGACAGCCGGGGGTGGGCGCGGTCGGTGTCCGGGTTGAAGAATGCGGTGCCGGTCATGCCACCGGTGCGGAGGCCGCCGATACGCTCGTGCGCGGACTTGTCGATGC